TCGCTGTAACAATCATGCAGTTGGAATGTCAGTGGAGCCGTACCGGAGCCGTCCGTATAGACATCATGATTTTTGCCGATGATATCGATCTGATAATTCGTACCGTTGATCGCCATGGGCTTGCTGTCACCCACGACCCAGGTATCCGGAACGAATCCGCCATGACAGGCCGTGATGATTGTCTCCCAGCTGTTTGCCGCAAACGTGTCTTTGAGCTCGGCCAAAGGCAGCTTCATGCTCTGCGTGCCGATGTTGACAGTTTGGGTCTTTGTGATGCCGTTCAGCGAAGCGCTGACGCTCCACTCACCTGGTTCGTAGAGTGTTAATGTACAACTACCGTTGGTGTCTGCCGTCCCGGAAACTGTCGTTGTGCCTTTTGATGCTGAAACAGATGCCCCCGCGCTCGTTTCCACTGCGATTTGATATACTCCGCCAGATGAGTCAGGTATTTCAATGGCTTTTCCACTGACCGAAACCACTTTCCCTCCAACTGTCAATAATCTCATGGTTATTCATTCCTCCATCAATTTGATGCCGCCCATACACCATTGACGACTTTCAACGTTTTCCCATTGTCTGATGCGGTAACTGGGACAGCCGGCATATAGTCCGTCCCCGGAATCGCCGCAGCAAGTGCGGTCGGGTTTCCATCTGCGTCAACAGCAGTCACTTTAAGCAATGAGCCTGCTGTCATTGCCTTTTGAATGTTGATATAGTTTCCTGTCACAGTGTCTTCCAGAAGCAGAACTTCATCAGTCGCAGGAACATCAATGTTCAATCTTGCTTGTTGTTTTTGCGCGCTCGTAAGGCTCTGCGCAGTGTATTTGAGGTCATGGAGCATGACATCTCCGGTTTCTCCGTTCACAGAAGCAACGGGGTACGGAGGGGGATTTCCATTGCCGTACAAACTGAGTTCTGCGGAAGTCTTATTTCCTTCAAGCGTAACGCCGTTTACCTGTGGCCTGTTTTGCAATCCATCGTAGTCCGTTGTACCGCTTCCGGAGTATTCCACAAGAGCACCTTCTAGGGTTCCAGCAGCTTGAATATTTCCGGTTCCATCGCCTTCCAGAATCCCATCGACCATGATTTTCTGCTGCTTCTCTGCAAGCTGAGTTGGGGTTGCGTAGGAACCAGACAAGACAACTGCACCCGTCTTCCCATCAACAGAGGTAACAGGTGCGCTCTGAAGGTAATCTGTTCCGGGAACAGCGGCTGTTACACCGCCGTTCCCGTCCCCTTTCAGAAGCCCAGCTGCTTCAATTGTGTCTTGCTTTCCAGAAAGTTCATCAGCAGAAATTGCGCCGATGTTGTTTCTTGCCTGCGATTGTTGTGCCGCACTCAGTATTTGTGCGACATAGAGAACAGCGTTTTCGGCGCTACCACCTCCGCCGCCAGACGATGGGCTTCCGCCAAGGATGCTCAATGAACCATTTCCACAAATGACGGCGTTTGTCATGCTGGAACCAAACACAAACACAGTGACTTGAGTCCCAATCGCGGCGTTTTCCATACTGCTCACATACGGGAGCGCAATTTCCCCATCGAACGGACGTTGCACCGTGATTTTTCCATCCAGCGCCGGTTTCGTAACTTGAGCGCGAAAGTACCACACATTGGAACGTGTCAGTTCTTCAATTTTAGGTTTGAAATATTCCCATAGTCTGTCCGCAAACCGTTTCATTTCCTGATTTTCGTCCATTGTGTGTTCCCTCCGCTATCACAGTTTTCTGACGTATTTTTTGCTGACGTATCCTTCTTTTCCGCTGGCTGTTCGCACGTAATACCAGTTCTTCGTCTGATACCCATACCATGTGACCAGTTCACCAAAATTGAGTACGAATCGGATTTCGCTGCTGGTAGTAGCGGCAGCACGAAGGTTCAGTCCACTCGCTATGACTTTCAGTTTGACACCTTTCGATGCTGTTTTGTCCGTTTCTATCCAGGCTTCCGACTTTATTGGCTTCGTCTGCGCGTAATTGTTTCCGTATTGCCGCTTGCTCAAGTAGTTTCCGCTTCCGCCCTTCAACCAGATTGCAACGAATCCACGCAGTTTGCTTGGACGCGCCCACACCTTCGAGGGGATGACGTAGCTGCTGGACGAGCCGCCGTCAAGATTGATTGCAAAATCGTACTTCTCATTGACGAACTTGTTTGCAACAACGTCCATGGGGACTTGCTTTTCGGTGACAATAATCCCAAGAGTCTTTCCGCGCAGTCCCATCGCCGTCCGGGACTTGTTGCCCTCTAGCCCTCTGGGGACGCTAAAATCCTTCGTGCCGTTCTGAACCATAGCAGGATAGCCACCAACTGCATCTGGTGATGTGACGGCTCCACGCGGTTCCTGGACTGGTGTTTTGTAGTCCTTGAAGCCAATGAACGGTTGCCAACCCTGATATTCCATGGTTCCCTTGTGCTTGACACCAGAGGCCGGCGTGTATTTTCCGTAGTTGAACAGCTCGGCGTTGATAACGATGTCTGGATACCGACCATTCCATTGTGCGCGGATTGCTACGCTGCCAGTCGTCTCGCCTCTTGCGTCGCTCATTTTGACGTGTTCGATGCGGTCAATGCAGGAGAATGGGATTTCTGCAAAAATGCCGCCTTGGAACTCTGCGTAGGTCACAGACGTAGATTCCGGTTTTGACGGTGGTGTCGCACTCTGCGTCGTGTTTGTGACGAGTTCCCATTTCGGCCTTCCAACGCCGCCGATAGCCGAAGAATTGCGGAAATACCACTTCTTGAATACTCCCCCGCCATTCGCAATCACGACATTGCTTCCAGCTCCTGTGTTTCCTTCGATGGTATAGATTTTCGTGCTATCCACCTTGTACACAAGTCCGGTATGTGTCATGTTTCCGGGATTTCCGAAAAAAATCTGATCGCCCGGCTGCACATTTGCGAGAGTGACAGATTGACCGGCAGACCGGTAGTAGTTGTACGATGCCGTACATCCTGCACCATACGCGCCTTTCGGTTGACATGTCATTTTCATGCCAATGTCGAATCCAAACGCCGTGATGAAGCACCAGTCAACGAACATATCACACCAAGCAAGCCCTTGCTTTGGAGCATGATACGTCCCCCATTTCGTATGATCGCGGGCGTATTTCGTGTAATTGTTCCAGCCTGCATTCGCCGTCTTATCGTCAAGCTGCGCATTCGAAGCTTTTTCCAAATACCCTTCTTCAGCCTCTGCTACGGAGATAAGTTTCTTTTGTGCATCCTGAATCGTCATTTTAACGTTCCTCCTTCCATACGGATGCAATGATTATTCTTGGTCATCGTGTGTTGGCTTGTTCTTGTCCTCGCTCTTTGCGCTTTGGTATCCAAAGTAGAACGTGAGTACCATAACGATGATAGAATAGAAATCTTTCGGTTCCACTCCGCCCTTGAGCGCCATTACGACGAATGCTGTGGTAAGCAAGATTGTAACGAGAGATTTGACCTTGAATAAGTTTTCGACGACAGTTTGCCACCAGTTGTTGTTCATAATAGTTTCCTTTCTCAGTCTTTAAGAACTGACTCAATAATTCGTGCCGTTGCGTCGAGGCCGTACTTGTCGGCCAGTTCCCGGACGAATTTTAATGCGTACTTGCTCCGGTTTTCGTTCTTTGCTTTCCAGAAGTAGAACGCAGTAGCACCACCGCATTCTACAATCCACCCACAAAGAACAGTTGCAGCAGCCGTTTTGTCTTCAACAGCCAAAAAGATGATTATGAAGACACCCAGCATCAGGTATGAGAAAATTAAGATTTTTTTGCTCCATTCCATGTCACGTCACCACTTCCCACTCGTCCACTTCCTTCTTGATCTTGTCGATGAATGAATTTCCCTTCAAGGCTTTGTAGGCTTTGTACGAATACTCGAAGTTCTCAGCTTCATACTGCCGGATTTTCTGTGTATCCTTGTTCTTATAATAAGTGTGCAGCATATCCGAACGAAGCTGACACTTCATCCCAGCTTTGACTGCGCTATCTCCCATGACCCACTCTCGGATTGGCCGGACAAGAATCACCAGTACAGTGCCAATCGTAGTAATACCGCCGAAGACGGTCACGATGTCTTTGAAAATATCCATTGTTTTTCTCCAATCGTTTTGTCTGTATAGGCAATGAGAAAGAGAGCAGTGAACGTTGCCCTCTTTCGCTTCGCTCACAGCCCTCTTCGGCTCTTCCGCACCGCTCTTTCAGCGCAGGAAATGATTCTGTTTTATTTTGCAATGGGGGGTGGAATCCACTTGCCGCAGAAGAAGTGGATGCAGGCGCTGATTCCGTATGTGGATTCAATGGAGGATTTGCACGTTTTTGTTGCGCTGCTGTTGGCATCGAGCATTCTGCGAATCAACCATCTGTTAATCATCGTCTATGTCCTTTCTTGTCGAGCGTCTTTTGACGCTATCAATTTGTCGGCTTGTCTTCTTGAACTGCGTTCCTTTGCAAAGCCAATACCGTTTTGTTTCCCCAATTACATAGAATGTTTCTCCTGTTTTGAGTCTAAGCACGAGCTGTGAATATTTTTTCTCCCCCATCTGTATGCACCTCCCTTCTCATTCCGGCCAACTTGTAATCGTCGCGTTTGGGAAATCTACAACCGATACTGCGTTAATGGTCATTGTTCCATTGGTTGCAAGTGGCCGAGTGTAGCCTTGAATCAGATGTCGTTCGACCGGAGAACCGGGTTTGTCTGTCCGGACGATTTCAACAAGGTTATTCTCCGAGATGTGCATCATCTGTATGCAAGAAATTGATACTGACTTTTGTAAAACTGTCGCGCGTTTCAATTTCCACTCTGCCAAGTCACGGCACTGCGTTGTTGTGTAATACCCGGAAGCGGTTTCTCTGTACGTCTTTCTGCCTATGATATTAACGTTTGTATCACTCGCTGGGTCGAGATTCTGCGCACGGCCGGCAGCTTGCGGATTGTCATCTTGCTTTTCTCCGAGAACAATATAGTCGTTGAACACTTCGGTGTTTTTTATCGTGTATGTTGTTCCAAGAAGTTGTGCTTCATCTTGTGAAAACCTCCACAAAACAGGCTTGTTTGCATCCACAATATCATCTTGCGATGGGTCAATGCGGAGTGCTCCCGTTTGGTCATAACCAATCCAAGCGTTCACCATTTCTGAAAGCCCAAGGCATACGTCAGCGAACGTACCATCGTCACTGTCTACCCGAAGCGTATAGGGAGAATCTGTCAAGTTTGCTGTCGTCCCGTCCGGCAATGCTTGCGTTTTCCCTTTGTAATAGCTGGTAAATACGGGCGGAACGTGGTCAAGCAGATATCCGTTTCCCCTATCAAGCTGCAAGATGGCTTCTATCGGCTTAAAGATATTTGTCCCAACTGGAACCTCGTATGTCGATTCAAGCCTTCCGAACAAGCTTCCATCAAGGTATGCCCATTTGTCAACCAGTGGAAGAGAAACCGTCCGGATATTTGGGTTGAGCGTTTCCTGCGGCTCCGCAATATAAAACACGCCCTGCTGGATGTAATACTCATATCCGTTGGAGAGCACAAGCCCTTCGTCAATGGCGATTTGCTGCCCGAACCAGATGTTATTGACGTTGTAATCATATTCAGCGTCAACGTTGGAAAGCGTAACGTTTGCCGTTCTGCGTTGTCCATTCTGCAAATTACATGTGATGGTTCCGTCTTGGATAAACGTTCCACTTCGTTTGTTTTCTGGATTATTATCGATTGCAAACGCCGTGCTTCCGTCCGGTTGCAGGAAACGAAGTCTGCACAGTTTTGTAAATGATGTACGGAGTTGGCTCATGTAGTCATTCATGCGCCATGAAGATTCCATCATTGAACCCGGTTGAATGAACGGCTGTGGGCCCCATGTTGGGTATAGCGTAACTGCTGCATCCTCCGTATACAATCCGCCGAGAGCATATATAGCTACCCCGCCTGCAGAAGTGGCCCATGCAGATTGCGCGTATCCAACTTTTGTGAAGAGTGCTCCTTCCAAAGAAAGAGGAACGCCTTTCACTTTTGTTGCTGTTAGCACTGAACCGGTTCCATCGTTTCCGGGAGAATACGTTACGGGATACGTTTCAGACGGGTCTATCGTATTTTCTTTCCAGAACGGGTATAGCGTGATATCGGCATCTTGTGTGTACTGCCCGCCAAGCGCGTATGATTTTGCTCCGCCGTCCGCAGTAGACCATCCGGTTTGCGTGTATCCTTCTCTTGTGAAAATAGCACCTTTCAGCGTAGCTGCCGTACCGGCCGTCTTCTGCTGCGTTTGGTTTTCTCCAGTTCCATAGACACCATGCAGGTATGAAATTGTGAACGTGGAACCAGCGGTCTTCGTTGCTTTTGCAATAAGGGTTATCGGTGCGGTGATGTCTGAGAACGTGTAAGTTTGGCTGCTTGAAACTTTCTGACCGTTACTATCGTACCAGCCGTCAAATTCGATAGTGGAGCCTGCTTCTGTTTCAAGCGTGCAGCTCACCGTTGCTGTGATTTGGGTCGTTCCGTCGTAGAAAATATATGGAAGACCCGTAACATCTTTACTCACAGACGCAACATTATCTGCTGCTACGACCGCTATTTCATATTTGTACCACTCGGCGTACAGTGTCCAGTCGAACGTTTGGACATTAAACGTGGAACCCGGCGCAATGCCAAACGGCGCACCACCTGCGTTATCGACTGCCCACCATACGGATGCTGTATACCCGCTCCTTGAGGGTATCGTTTCACTGACTATAACTTCTTCGTAGTCATATACGGTCTGCGAAGATGGTGTCGGGTAGCCACCATTCGCGTTATATGAAACTGTATGCCGCTGTAGTGGTTCCCACTGGGCTATAGCTCTGACATCCGCATTGCCAACTTGAATTGTACCGCCCGGCTCTACATATCCAAGTGAAGTACCGCTTTCCTGAAAGATTTCCCAATTCACGAATCGGTAGCCTGTCAACCCAGGGGTTTGTGTCGTAACAGTAATATAAGGCCCGTTCACGTCATAGGGGAATTTTTCTCTTAGCCACAGTGTTGACCCAGTGCTTGTCCTGTAGTAGCTAAGTGTATAGGTGGTTTCTTGCCACACGCAATACAGGTTCCAGTTTTGGTACATCCGGATTTTCATGCCAGGGTCGAACTGCTCGGACGTGGCGGTGGAATCTGTGCTGTAGCCTAAGAGTTTGCTGGAATACTTCTCAAAGCCGTCCGACGGAAGTGTGTAAAAACTGTCATAAGCTGCAGTATCATAAAGATAGCCAGACCCGCCGTTTGAATCTATCGTGATTTCAAAACCTGTGTGAATGGTTAGATCGTTTGTTTGGTCGCGGTTGGTTCCTGCGGCATCATACAAATATGCTTTTATGCGGTATCCTTGCCCACCGCGTTCAAGGTTGTAAAAAGTTGTCTCGAATCCGCTTGCAACATCATATGACACCTGCGTTTCAGTGCTAGTTTGCGAACCATCCTTCCGAAGATCTATATGCGCATATGAAATATCTTGCGAAAAGCCAGATATTTTTACGGTAACAGAATCTACAGTCAGGTTAACTTTTGTGATTGTTGCCACTCGTGTCACCTCCCCATCGCTCAATCTGGCCACGCACCGTCGTTCTCCGTGATGACAATTTGAGCGCCCGAAGCGTCTCCGATTTCAACCCACGGGATTTTAACGGTTTGCGCCTGCGCCGCAGAATTATCCATCGTTCCGGACTCGATTGCTCCGCTGATTCTGATCTTCATCAAATCGCCTTTTCTGCTTTTCAGAAATAGCGTATTCTGCGTGATAGACAAGTCCATGATTTCGTTTCTTTCCGAAACAGTGTCGGAATATACGCCATTAGAAATCGTACCAATCAGGCTGCTCAACGCTCCAGTTTTGTAGTTGAACGGGGATGGTTGAACAGTCGGGTATCTTGTGAAGTTCTGTAAAATCTGTGGTGCATTGTTGTTACTGATATCCCCGCTGGACAAGTTCTTTCCGAACGCAAATATCTTTTGCGGGTGATAGACTCCATCTGAATCTTCCGTACAGGATAGAATTGCCCAGTTCCACACGCATATCTGCGTAATGTCGCTCGTAATTGCAGAAGACTGGTCAAAATCTGAGAGTCCGAAAGCCGTGTACCGATATTGAACTCCATTCCTTGCGCTTGCATCAATAAACGAATGAACATCCGTCGCACTTGAGTTAAAGATATGCTCTGTAATGGATGCATCGGTTTGATTTCGGTATACAGAAAGCTGCGTAAAGTAGCTTTGCCCAAATGTGTCACCGTTCAAATCAGATGTGAAATCAGCATAGAATTGCCTTGGAATGTCGTAGGGATGATATGGGTTTGACCAATTTTCAAACTTGCGCTTTGTTTCTTCGCTCATGTGTCCATTGCTCACGAAAATATAGTCAATGCTCACGGCTCCACCAGCGGTGATCGACGTTACTTCTGCGATTGGAGCGATATTCACAGATGACGCATTAGCTGTTGTTTTTCCGTCGGTTGTCCATGAAAGGCCGAGAACATTTAGTTCTCCGTCAATGATGAAGTCCCATTGCTGCATATATGGAATTGACGCAATGTTCTGACTTCCATTATTCGTAAGGATATCCACCGTAGCTGTTACAGCTCCGGAAAGCATGACATCAGACGTATTGCCGATGGCGAGGAATTTCCCCCCTCCAAAGCAGCACGCCCTATATTCCCATGTGGTGGAATCCACGATGACATCCCATGTGTGTCCATCTACCGATTTGACAACACCTGCGGCCGTAGTAGCAATAAATCTACCATCACCGAAGCACGTTCCAAGTCCCTCTGTCCGTCCGGAAGGAATACTTGCGGTTGACCACGTTTTACCATCGGAACTATAAACACTGTAAGAAAATAGTCCTGATGCGATAAAAACTCCGTTTCCAAACGCTATACTGCGCCACGAACCTTGAGGCATAGGCGTATAGCTCCAATTTAGTCCATCGTAGGAGTACACAGCATAGTTGGGCTTTACGCAAACATACATTCCGTTTCCGTATGTGATCGACGTAATCATGTATACATCGCCAGATGGAACGTTGCATTTTTCCCATATAACACCATCGGAAGACCGGTATATACCCGTGCCGACTGCGTAGAACTTGCCGTTCAAGAACCGCACACATTGAAAGGTATTTCCTGTGGAAGATGTGGTAGTCCAGTTTATTGCATCTGTAGACGTTGCAAAGTAGTCCTGACCGGTTGCTAAGAAAATGCCATTTCCGTAACAAACGCTATACCAGTGCGTTACACTTTCATGGATTGCGGAAGCTTCCCAGTTTTCTCCCGTTATAGAATAAGCTGCCATATTGCTGTCTGTTGCGACCGCGACGTACTTTCCATCCCCGTAACATACATCTCTCCAATTTGACTTGCTTGGCATGATGTTTTCAAACGCATTGAATTCCACGTTTGATGTTACGTTGGTCGTGAGCACCGCCTCTTGTGTTACAAGTTCACTCCCACCAGCGTAGACGGCCGTTGTTCCTGAACTTTCTCCGTCTCCAACGAGGAAGACACGGTTTGCACCTTCAAATAAGAATGCGTCGTTTAATGGCGTACCCAACGGGAAAACACTCCACGTTTTTCCGTAATCAGAACTGTATGCGTAGTTCCCATTTTCATTTTCAGTCGCATATAGATGTCCGGTGGAGTCGCCACAGATAGACCTAGTTCCGTTTATAAACTCGGATATATACGAAAGTATATTCCACTGAGTCCCATCTGAGCTGGAAAGTATACTGTTATCATCCAATCGTGCCGCGTAAAACTTCCCATTGAAGAATGTAATAGAACTGAGTGAACCATGCCCTGACGTTGAAAGAGTCCATGTCTTTCCGTCAGACGAAGCGTATAAATTGCCTGTTTCAGTCCCGACTACATATTTAGGCGTTCCATCAACTTCTCCAAACGCAATCGCAGTTGGAGTACCGCTAAATGGAGCGGTTGATTGTACCCAATCAGTTCCATCAGATGTGTTTCGTGTATAAACGGTGCCCTCACCTGCCGCAACAAATAGATGATTACCGAAGCAAACTGCGGAAAGTCCAACAGATGCTGTTGATATAAGCCATACGTTTCCGCTGTTTGTATAGGCTATTTTCTTATCGCCCCTTGATACAGCAGCATATTTGGAATCTCCGTATGCAAGTCCACACCAGTCGGAGTTCGTTCCGCTTAGAACATTTCCGGAGTAAAACCATGTTTGCAAACTGTTGCTGTACCATTTACGGCCATCTCGCAAGACAATTACATAGGCCTGCGTCGATTCACCAGTAAAGACACATGCTGCACCATATGTTCCAAAAGGATAGCCGCTTGGACTGTCAGTAACTTTTATCGGGCTGAATCCATTGACCGACGCTTTGCACTTGAGAGAAAGGACATTTCCTTCTGGCAATCCTTTCCCATGCCAGCAGATGTCGAACGGCTGCTTTATAGAAAGCGGCGCACCGTTTTTTGTAGACCATACGACTTTTGCGTTTTCGTCCGACGGTATCGTAAGGTAGCTGTCAGAAATCTTGACACCCGTATTTGCGATTCCCGGAACATACTTGATTTCCGGAAGCTTTACAGTGATTCCATTCCCACGCGTCGATTGGCAAACGGTCAGGTTTGCTTGGATTGGATTGACCGTATATTGAACAGAAACGTAGGCAAAGCTGGATGTTTCGACCCCGTTTTCTGTTTGAACAAGGCACTCTATCAGATATGTGCGTCCATTCAAAAAACCATCGTATGGGAACGTGAGTTCAGCAGTACCATAAATTCTTCCTGTGTCTTCGAGAATGATTTCTTCTTTTCCGTCACTGGACGAAATCTTCCATCTACACCAGTTGAGTGCATCACCCTGCTCTTGAGTATAAGATGCAGTAAAAGTAAATGAGCGCGACTTCAACGGTTCCGGTATCGTGCCGATGGCAAGTGTTGGGTTGCTCCTTGCACGAAACACACTTGCGCTGGATTGCGTTACGGAATCGTTTTCGTTCCACCATTGCTGAATGACGATTTTGTAGTCGCGTCCGTTTTCAATCTTCGCAAGCGAAAGTTGCTCATGATAGATGGTGTAGTTGAACATCTGCACATTTCCGGCATAATCTACTCCATAGAACGGGCATCCATACGTCAGTTTTCCTGTAGAAAACAGCTGCGTAGATATTGCGTTGTTCGCATAAATGGTGATTTGGAATGCGGTCATAGGTGAATTCCCATTGACCTGCCAACTCACCGTAAGACTGTTGTTTGCGTCGATTACACCATTGCCAAGTGCCCCAGCCATGCTGGGAGAAATATTTGTCGGCTGATATAACATTTTGATTCCTCCGTTTGTTCGTGTTAGGAGAAGTTTCCAAGATTGTGTGCGATGTCTGCAAATTGTTTCAACGTCATTCCGCTTGCCTGCGGTTCGTTGATTGTAATGCCGTTGAATTTATACACGTTGCCATTGTTTTGGGTTCCAATGCTGTGATTATCATACGAAGCGTTGTGAACGGCGTTTGCACCAACGCCATTGCGAGACATCATCCATCTGATGCTGTCCATGTTCTGGCTGAAGTTTCTGTCCTCAACTGGTATCAGGACGTGTTTCTTCAACATAGCCGTTACATCCGGTGGGGTGATTCCCTCGTCCTGCATCGTGGCTTTGATACCACCCATGCCGTGCAGGATACCGCCCTTGTCGTAGACCGTATAGCCAATGCCGTACTTGTCTGTGATAGAGGTCGTTCCGTCTGCGTTCTTGATCCAATACGAACCATCGCCGCCTCGCATCGTTGCGCCGGCAGGTTCGTTATTCAGGAAGTTCAGACCGTTGGAACTGGATATTTTGTAGTTATCGCCGTTTCCATCATTCCGGATTGCCCAAACGGTTCCGCTGTACTTTTGACCGCCGGATGAGCTGCTGCCGGAATTGCCAGAGTTTCCGTCCGGATATACAGTGTAAGAAATGCCGTCCTTATCAACGATTGTGACTGTTCCGTCCTCATTCTTCGTCCATGTGGAGCCATCGCCGCCTGTCATTGTAGAACCGGCAGGCTTATTGTTGATGAAATCCAAGCCCTTATCGCTGCCGATTTCGTACTTATCGCCATTCTTGGAGATACCGTACAATTTCTTGGCAGTGTCGTTTACGGCAGCGGAAAGCTGCGACACGTCAAATCCGAACTGTTTGAAAAGCTCTGCGTTTTCCTGAATGATTTGACGGAGTTCCGGCGTTGCGTTTTTCCAGATATCCTGCAAGATTTCGCCAATGCCGCGTGTCTTCTCCTTGATGGATTTCAGAAAATTGTTGTAGTTCTTTTCAAGCGCATCATACTGGGTGTTTATTGCGTCTTTCTTGGCTTCCAGCTCGGCCAGTGCAGCTTCGTAAGCCATGTTCGCCTTGAAATCCTCAAGGTCTTTTTTAGCCTCGTCCAAGGCTTTCTGTGCGCTGTCAACTTCCTTCTGGTCAGCCACCCACTCCCACTGACCGGTGCGGGCATTATACTGCCGAACGGTACGTTCATTCTGCGCATTTGCAAGCTTGGCCTGCGCCTGTTGGACAGCAAGGATTTTTTCTTCGAGATCAAGCTGCTCATCACGCATTTCCTTCTGCTGCTTGAGCGCATCGATCTGCGCGTCAATCGCATCGAGTTCGTTCTGACGTTGATCTGAAAGATCGGAAAGTTTATCCGACATAACGCCTTGCAGTTCATTCAGAAGATCGTCCGTGTTCTTGAGTGTCCCGTTTATTTTCTCCTGCCACTCCCACCATTCGGCAGAAAGCGCGTTGATGTCTGCTTGGCTGCCGCCGATGGAACGCAGATACTGTGCCTGCGCATGGAGTGCCTGCTGGATCTGCTTCATCTTGGCCTTCTGCGAATCCTCGCTGGCATTCTGCTTTTCCAGCAAAGTCAGTTCGGATTTCAGCAACTCGACCTTCTGCTTGTGCGCTTCAAGGTTTGCATCGGAGGAGCTGCCGCCACCACCGGAAGAAGTCTTTGTTTCCGGGATTTTCGACGCAAGCGAGTTCCAATAGTCAATCAGTGCTTGATCGTTGTTTCTGGCTTTTTCCGCCTGACTCTTGACGTATCGCTGCGCTTCTGCCGCAGACATACCGTATTTTGTCTGGGCTTCCTCGGCAGTCATACCGGCATCCCGGCCGATGTTGTTCAGGCTAATGCCTGCAATCGCGGATTGCGTAACTCCCGCCTGCAATGCGAGTGTTTGAAGCGCCGCTATTTTGTCAGATACAGACAGCGCAGTGTTGTTGAAGATAATCATCTGTGCAACAACACCGTCTATAGCATCGTCCGTCACACCGGACTGCTTTGCCGCATTTTTCAGGCCAGTGACGAAACTCCCCATTGCTCCACTGGACTTCTTCGTGACACCGATGAGGTCATTCGTCGCGTCAACATCGTCTAAAATTGCTTCTACGAGGTCGCGCAGTTTTTTCTCTGATACATCAAGTTTTCCGTTTTCGTCTGTCAGCGCATTTACATATTGATCGCTCATGGAAATCAGCGACTTCATTGTAGATGCAGAGACTCGGCCGTTTTGTTGGTACTCAGCAAGCGCCTGCGATGCGGTTGTAAGGTCACTTTCCTGCTGTTTCAGCGTTTTTGCGTACTCTTGGAGCGTTTCTACGGCTGTTTTTTCGCTTTCCGATGCACTGTCTAGCGCGTCTTCGTAATCATTGACAGCTTCTTCGGATTTCAGGTAACTGTCAAGCGTTCCGTCTAGTGCGGCCTTGTGCGCACCTTCCAAGTAAGTTTGATCTTCAACAGCTTTGTTGTATTCTTCAACGGCTTGCTTATATGCTGAAATTACTCTTTCGGCTTCCTTGTACGCGATAGATGATGTATCCCCCTCGTCAATCATCTTATTTCGCTCATCAATCCAGCCTTGGTAGTCAGCAAGAATAGAGGATGGGTCTTTTAAGTTCGCAGCATCTGCAAGCATTGAACCCCATGCTTTTTCGGCTGCAGTTCTAAGACCTTTTTCGGCTGCTGCTGTTGCGGATTTCGCGTCATACAGCGCGCTCTCGATTTTTGCCGCCGTAGCTTCCTTGTACGCGCCGCTTAACCCTCCAAGTTCTTTTTTGAGATCATATACGCTGCTCTTTTCGATTCCGAGTTTGTCAATCAGTCTATCAGATGCATCGATGAACTCGGTCTTTGAACCCGTTCCATCTTCAACCGCTTTTCGGAGGTCTTCATAATTCTGATATAAAGATACGATTTCTTTTGCTTCTGTCGTTGAGGCTTCGCCTGCGTCGATAGCTGCCTGTCGTGTTTCTTCCTGTGCAGCTTTGATTTTGTTATAGGCCACAGTGACGATTGCAATAACCGCTGTCAGCGCGCCCATTGCTGCCTGCATCGCACTTACAGATGTAACAGTGGCATCAGTAACCAGTTTATAGGCCGTCGTGTTGGTAGTAAGCAGTACGAATTTTTGAGCCAGAGCTGAAATTCCTGCTCCAAACTTTGAGAACGTTGAGATGATTGACGGCATCTTTATCGTTGCCAAGATACCGGCAACAATAAGGATTGCGTTTCCAAGATTCCCGAATCCGTCAATGAGCCAAGTGAGTGTATCGAGGAAGCCCTTCGCCCAGTTGGAATCAACCGTATCGGCGATGAACTTCGTCCATGTGTTATTGAGGATTTTTGCCTTGGCATCCCAGCTCGTCAGCATAATGTCGACTTCCTTGTCGGCACTGCCGGCGGAGTTCGCTACCTTGTCCAGCATTGCGGCGTACATATCATAGTTCTTGATGAGCGCGTCAAGCTGGTTTGTACGGAGTTTGCCGCCAAGTTTGGATTCCAATTCAGCCAATTCTGCTTGGGAAAGAAGGCCGTCCTTATATGCTTGAGAAAGAGCCGCAATGGCTTTCATTGGGTCAACGATTTTGCCAGATGCCTGCGCGGCTTTCATCGCGTCTTCTGCGTAAATCCAGAGTGCGTCGTTTAGACTTTCGATTTCTTCCTTCGTCCACGCAACGCCGTCTTCGATTTCCGTTTCGGTATCTCCGATGATATTCAGAATCAGTGCGCGGAGAGCGGTAGCTGCCTTCGTACCGGATTCCTGCGTGACCGCAGTAATTGTACCGAGTGCCGCCATCAATTCATCAATGGACATATTCGCCATCGATGCAACGTTCGCAACAATCGGAAATCCTTCTGCCATCTTCTGAATGGAAGTGGCATAGTTGTTTTCGATCTCATTAGCCTTGTCGAGAACGGTATTGAGGGCAGTAACATTGCCTTCAAATTTGAAAGCAGCATCAGCGGAAAGGATGAATTGGTTCGCAATACTGGAAGTCACATCGCCGACAAGCTGCGTCTTCGTCGCAAGCTCGGCCATGTCTTCCGACATATCCTTATAGCCGGCTTTGGCAAACGTTCCGACGGATTCCAGATAGTCTGTGACCGCAACGCCGTACTTGGATGCAGCCTCATACGCTGTATTGCCCAGTTTCTCCATTTCGGCGGCAGTGTTGCCAGTAACCTTCTGGATAGCCGTCATTTCCGTATCGACCTGTTTCATCGTATCGATAGCTTCCGTGAACGACCGCTTCACCTTTGCGACAGCCGCATTTACGACCTGCCAGACGGTGATTTTACCGACAATGTGGCTGAACGTGTCACCAAGAACATTGGTGGAGTTTGTGAGCTTATCCGTCTCGTTGCGGGTCTGCGCGTAGTTTGCACGAAGGTTTTTCAGCGAGCCAGAAGCGTCCTTTACGCCAGCGACAAATTCCTTATCGCTGATAGCACCGCTTTTCCAGCTGCTATACAGGTTTTCGAGTGCAGCACTCGCCTGTTTTGCGTCGGATTCTATTTCAGAGAATGTACCGGTTGGATATTTCTCTGCTGCGGATTTCATCTGCAAGCCGAGGTCGGCGAAGCCTTTGCGGAGTGTATCGACCTTGGATGCTGCGTTTTCGGTTTCTTTTGCCTGTTCCTTTGCGGCCTTTTCGGCCTTTTCAGCGGCTTTCTGCGCCGCTTTTGCCATCGCATCGTAGTTGGTAGTTGCCTTTGTCTGAACCGTCGTGTATTGCTGCGTTTCTTCGTCCAGAGTCCGAATAATCTCAGTAGTCCGGCCAAGCCCCTCGTTGACGGTTTCAATCGTTCGGGTCGGTGCGCCATCCGCCGCGCCTGCCCATATCCGCGTGAATTTTCCACTCAGCCCATCAACATTTTGCGTCATGGCCTGCACGGAGCTGTTAAAACGGTTAATTGCTTCAAGCCCAGAGGAATCAACGGTGAAATTCAGTTTCTGAGCCTTCAAGTTATTTACGTCCTTAATCAGCGAATCAAGCTGCGTCCGAACGACTTCTACTTGAAGTTGAACCTTTTCAAAATCTGCCATTGTATCTTCCTCCTGTTACTTCGGGTCAAATCCATCTTCTTTAAGCTGATATCGGAGCGCGTCAGACATTAAGTTTTCGCGCATCACAATTCGTTGGGCTTCTTCGTGGAAGGGACGTGCCTGTTTCGACTTGTAAATCTCTGACTTCTTCCATTGATAGCCCTTGCCGCTTTCTACAACCGGCGCAATCAAACGCCCAGTATCATCGTCCCGGCTCTTGTCCTGAACCTCCAACGTCATAGTCGATGGGTCGTATTTCGACTCCATAACGCTCCAATCTTGGAGACCGCCCGGTTTTCCAACTTCGTCACGACGCACATACGGCATGTAGTCGCCTCGCTCATAAGCGTCATAGACTTCCGTCTGCACAGCCTCGACGATTGCGGCCTTTACGCTATCCGTTACAGGCCCTTCCATCGCCTTGCGGATGGACTCATCGAGTGCCGCGTTGAACCTGTTCACAAAACTTTCAATCGACATATCTGCCTCCTGAATGTGAAAAATGCGCCAATCCGCCATGTTCTAAATGATGGACTCGCGCATTTCCCGGAGAGGATTTCTCCCCTCCGGGACGCAGTTTGTTTAGGTCGAAGTAACTTCAACTTCGCAGGTGTCCTTGAAAGTGGATTCACCAGCTGCGTAGCTGACCTCAATGGTGAAATCACCAGCGGTCGTGCCTGCGGTAATCAGGCCGGTCTTCTCGCCGACAGTCGTGCCGGATGGAGCGCCGGTTGCGGTGTAGGTGAAGGTAGCAGCGTCACCCTTGACCAGTTCGCCGTTCTTCATGGCAATGCGCGGCTGCATCTGATAGGTGCTGGACGCCTTGAGGGAAATGCCGCCGATGCTGGCAACGATACCCTCGATTTCCTCAACACCGGAGCCGCACGGCTGGTAGATGTAGTACGCAAGGTCGCTGCCTGCACCCGTGCATTCGTCACAGCCGTCAGTGATGACATCCGGGTCATAGGCGATTGCCTGACCAGACAGGGACGTAGTATCGTTGTTGGTCTGGTCGCCGGTAACACCGCCGTTCGCACCAAACTTCAGGGACGGAATGATGATGTACAGCGTGCCGACGCGTGTACCCTCGTTCTGTGCGGAGCCGGAAGCAGTGGAGAAGACCGCAACGGTCGCGATGAAATGAACGACCTTCGGGTCCATTGCCGTGGTGATGGTCGCGATCTGTGCAGTGGCCTTGTTGACGAAGTAGAAGACCTTGTAGGTCTTGCCGGACGTCGCGGTAAATCCAGTGACTGCACCGGTAGTCGGGTTCAGGTCATAAGAAACGCCGCCGGTCGCAATCGGAGAAGCAGCATTGACCTCTTGTACATAGCAGAAGATCTTGGAGAAGCCCTTCTGTGCGACAGGCGTACCCTCGGTGATGTCGATGGAAAGCGCCGTGCCGTTCGCAGTAACGGTCTGGCAAACCATGACCGGAGCGTTGTGACGGAGCATCGCACCCATCTGAGCGGCCTTCGCCCACAGGTTGAAGTCGGCTGCCGTGAACTCGACGTTGACGGAAGCGTCAGACGGGAGCGTGGTAGCAATAGCGTTGCCGAGACCGGCGCGGATTTCACCAATGGTGACGCTCGGCGTGACATTGCCAGTCTGGAACTTGTTGGAGAAGTAGAGAATCTGACCGGTCGTCTTGTCGGTGCAGATTGCTTCGCCGATGCCCTTTGCGTAAAGGCGGGAGTCAGTAAATCGAATCATTCTTTTGTCACTCCTTTGTGTGTGTTTCAAAAAGATGTTTGTGTGTGTTATGTGGTCTGGTTTCCTGCATTTTGGACAGCCCGCATACCAGCACCGCCGGCAAACGTTGACATATCAATGAGTCCGCCGCAGTAGTCGATTTCACGGTCATACAGAGGACTTGGGAACGGGTTTCCATGCTTCCACTTTCCGCCCTGCGCCTCTGCAAAGCTACAGGTGATGTACCCAGCAAGCCGCTGCACAGCATCGCGCCGCAGCAGAAGCTTCAAGATTGGCCACTCTTCCATGTCGGATTCATCCGCCCCAGATAAAGTGGCAACTGTAGCTTTCAGCGCATCTATGCGGTATTGGAGTTTCGGCGCGTTCATTTCTGCAAGATCGCGTTCTGCCTGAACCAACTCAGGGTTAGCGTTCTCTGAAACGAGTTCAATGCCGTTCTGAGCCGCTAAAATTGGTCGCAGACGCTGAAACTGCATGGGGGTAATCCTTTTCACTTCCCCATTCACAAAAATAAGCACACTTTTCAGCCGTGTTGGGTCATTTGCTTGCAACTCAAGGTCTACAAGTTCTATCCGTTTTTCGGCTGGTAGGCCGTTTCCTACTCGCATTGCGAGTAAAAGAAACAGAATGCACTTGTAGAAAAGCCCGCTTCCGGGCTGTCCGTTTTTTGCCGCGTCAAGTTCCAATGTGTAGTACGACTGCAAAAGAGGCTTTGACAGCATCGCCACAGGGAGACTCTGCTGCATAAACTCGATTGCGGGTCGTGCTGTTGTGAATTCATCAATGTCCTTGACTTGGATTGGATATAGGGTCAAGCCTTCGGTTTCAATAGGTTCAAACCGCCGAACAGCTTTTGCCATTTCAAGAGAAAGGTCTTGCATTTTTTATTCCCTCACCTTTCTGATTGCCGTGTTAAGAAAAAAGAGGGCTACCGGCACAATCTACTGTGTCGATAGCCCTCTTCAGCTCTTCCGCGCCGCTCTTTCGGCGCGGGTCAAATATTTTTCTATTCAGGTATATCCATTTCGGAGTCACACCACTCCACGCTCATGTGCGGCATGCGGCCAATATGATTTCCGTAGTCGAATATACTCTTGCTTCCATTTTCGGTGTGTGCGTACCGGTCGAAGTCAATGACACCGATTCCGGTGATGTTCACTCCGTGAAGTGCTTCGATGATGCACTGCTCGATACTGTAGGCTCTGGAATATGCGTCTGTCCGCGTGGTGTTCTCCATGTTGACGTTTACAAGGATTTCAAACTGCAAACCGAGAACCGTATGGAAATTGTCTTTTGCAATGGTTCTTCCCATATAGAGTTTCAGTATCGTGTCCGCTTCTGTATCGCTCTGCCCCCAAACTCTTTGTGGGTATATGCGGTATCCCTTCGGGTGCCGTTTCTTGTCTTCCGCTGCGTTCAGAACTGGATTATCTCCGTCAAAAAGCATGGACAGCTTTTCTTGCGGAGTGGGAAGCGGATTTGCAAGCGGATTCGCACCATCGTACCAAAGATATTTCATCAGCCGGACGCGGGCGTGGTCGTTATCATCCTTTGGCATGTAGCCGGGCAAAGGCAAGTCCATCAGATATTTCAGTATCTTAATTGGGATTTCCTCTGTTCCACGCAGCCGGGTGTATCCGGATTGAACTCTCTCATAAGGGTAAGAGTCTGCGTTTACCGATACCGCCATATCAGGCTTCCTCCTGCTGTTTCTGCCTCGTTTCCATGTAGTCGGCGAATGCCTTCTGTGCGTCTTTTAGCTCGTTCAGTGCGCCGCTGACCGCCTCTGGTGTGGTCTGCTGCTGCAAGGCCATGATGATGCGCGTGACTGGTTCATTCATGACCTGCGTCAGTCCGTAGATTTCGGTGTTCAGACGCTTTTCAAGGTCACGCATATCCGAAATCGCGTCAAACGCCTTGTCCCTGACTTCGCCGTCGCAGCGTTTCAGACGTTCCATTTGGTTCATAATATGGCTCGATGCGAATCGGTCATATTCTGGTTCTGTCATAAGCCACTGATTCTTCTCGAACTCATATGGTTCACCAAAATAGAACTTTGCATATGCCGCCATAAGGACGCGGCTCTTGATTGCCGTGTTTTCCTTGTACATGGGCGGCATGGGAACGCTGTCCAGCCCCTTATCGATTTTCAGTTCTATGCGGTCGAAGCACAAGTCTGCCGCTTCCTTAACGAACTGCATTTTCTCGCGCAGCGGCACATAGTCCGGCATCTGCATGAGATTTTCCTTCGTGATTTGAATTCTGTCCATACTTTTCACAACTCCTTCCAGATCGTATGGTTTCAGTGAGTGTACGCTAGGTTTTGATTTTACAGTGGGAAGATTCGGCAGAAACTTCCCACTTTTTTGTTCTGCCACACAGATACTGATGTGCACACCAGTCGTGTCGAGCATTCTTCTCCGTCAAATACCGGCAATGCAGGCTGACATCGCCGTTTTTGCGGTAGGCATATTCACACATTTTCCCCATGCGCTTGCTCCTTTAGCCGTTTACGGCGATTTATCAGGCCCCCACAAAATCGTTGCTCGACCACTCTGCAACTGCGCCGGCTTCACCCATCCAAACCTTGGTTTCGCCGTTGTTGGTGTAATAAGCATTCTGGATCAGCGGTATGCCGGCCTTCCACACGATGGGATTGTCCGCCGTAATAAGCTTCCCGTCTGTGATTTAAATGTTCATATTCCCCTCCTCAGAAGCAGAATGCGAAGCTTACGCCGAGGCTGTTTGAGGCATTGGACGCGCCCGCCTGGCCGTTATCTCTGACTCTGCAAAACATACCGCCGCTGGCTGACGACCGTTCCCACCAGAATTCGTCAACGCCTTCTCTCTTCTTGATCTTCGGGTTGCCCGCCTTGTAATAGTCGTATTGGATTCCTTCTCCGGGTACAGAAGAATGATTCGTCCCAAAAACCTCCACCTCGCTAAGCAGGAACAGCGTGTCCGATACTGTCTCAATCGTCGTGCTGTTGCCCCCCTCAGATGTCTTCTTGTTTACCGCGTGGATGCCGTTCTTCACCTCCGCCGGCATCAACGCCAGAATCGCAGGCAGATAGGTCAGGCGCATATCAGTGTTCTTCCAGCCGAGACCGCTCAGGTCGATGTAGTACATCTGCTTCGCTTCGCTGTAACAATCATGCAGTTGGAATGTCAGTGGAGCCGTACCGGAGCCGTCCGCATACTCGTCATGATTCTTGCCGATGATATCGACCTGATAGGCCGTCCCGCCGATGTTCATGGTCTTGCTGTCGCCCACGGCCCAGCTGTCCGGGGCGATCCCGGTCCTGCACACCGCGATGATCTCTTCCCATGTATTGTCGGCAAAGCTGTCGAGATACAGGGGCATTTTCATGCTCTGCGTGCCGATCACGATGCTCTGCGCGGCATTCACCCCGTTTTTCGCCGACGTAACGCTCCACGCGCCTGCCTCCGGCAGCTCCAGCGTGCACACTCCGTCTGTCCCGGCAGTTCCCGTGACCGTTTTGGAGCCTTTCACTGCCGTGACTGCCGCCCCGGCAGAGGTGGTCACGACCAGCTTCGGCGTGATGCCGGTCTGGATCGCCTGAATCGCCGACACGAAGCCGTTCGGATAGACCAGCTGCGCGGACGTGCCTCCCTTGGCTCTGATCGCGTTCGCGACCGCCGTGAGGTCGGTGTCAAATGTCAAAAATTCCGCCATCAGAAGCTGCCTCCATTCGCGTTTGTGATCGTCACTGCTGCCCATGCTCCATTGGACACCCGCAAAAATTTCCCGTTGTCGGAGGCAGAGACCTCCGGCAGATACTGAGTGTTAGCCGTTCCCGTATACCGTGTTCCCTGGAAGCCTTCTGCATAGTGCGGTGTAATCATCACATAATAAACTTGCAACTCTTCCGGTGTATCGCCCGTCACCATCTGCGCCAGAGAAAATGTGGCCATCGCATCATCGCCGTCCACCAACTCCGTCAGCGGAAGATAGAGTTTGCCATGGCTTAAGAAATCTACAACCGCATAACACGGTCTTCCTGCCTGATGGGCCGCAAGGATCTGTGCATATGTCTTGTCATGCGTGACCGCCTCATCATAAATATCTGGACTATCGATAGTACAATTGACATAGAACGGCGTTTTATCCACTGCGGCCCATACGCCGTCTACCACGACAGCACTCTTGCCATTATCGGCAGTGGTTACAGACGGCACTTCGCGAACCGCGACAGCACCTGTGTGCCCATTCACACTAGTAACAGGATAAGGAGGTGGATTAGTGGCGCTGTACTGCCGCACATTGTCTACGTTCCCAAGCCCGACGTCGGACTTTCCGAGCGTCACCGCGCCGGTCTTGCTGTTGACACTGGTGACTGGGGCGGTCTGCAATGCGGTTTCTGCCTTGTCCAAGCTCGACTGGACGCTACTGGACAAATCTGATTTTGGGATTCCACCCGTTGGCATTGTGTATTTCTCTTCAACGTCTTTTTTACGAGGAATGGATAAATCCTCGCTATATCTTCCTAAATTCTTCATGACGTTCCTCCAACATGGCCTCCCACGGTATTTCACGTGGGAGGCGTTTCGTTCATCATCCGATTGCAACGGCACGGTACGCTCCGGCGTTCAGAGAAGTCACGCTTGTGTCAGTCTGGTTGATGGTGATCGTAATGCTGTTATCAGTGCCAATTACTACATCAGTCAAAACCATTGCATTTGTAGCCGTTTCGTATACCTGCACCAGCATCGGAGTCTGCGGGCCATTTGTCTGTGCGGCGATCTGCCAAGTGAATGCGCCGCCGGTTGCGGAAAGCACTGGATTCAAAATGGAATACTTGTGCAGATTTTCAGGAGCGGCCTGCCACGTCGGTGCTTGTCCCTCACCGTTGGAGGTCAGAACCTGCCCTGCCTCTCCGCCAGTCGTTGGAGCATAGAACGTCGGATTCGCCGTTTCTGTACCGTTCTGTGTAATGGTATTCTTGGTTGCGCCCTCGGCAACGGTGCCCAGCTTTGTCTTGTCCACTTTGCTGAACTGCGTATAGGTTTCGCCCTCGCCGATATCGTCCTGTGTCAGCACAACAACACCGGTTTTCCCGTTTACAGAATTCACGTCAGACGGATTGCAGAGAACATAAACTGTGCCGCCCCAGCGGTACTGCTTGTTCTGGTAACTTCCCTCCGTCATGACAATATAGATCTTACCGGTTTCAGGAGTCAGCGCGGCTCCGCCCGCCGTCAGGGATAGCCAATCAGCTGCAAGCGGGGTCTCTCCGACGATGTAGGCTTCCACAACGTCATCGACGTAGCTGGGCAGCTGGGCAGCCGGAACAAGGCCGTCAGCACCAAGGGTTGCGACACCGTTCGGCTGGCCTTTCTCAGATTCCGGAATTTTGGAATCAAGCTGTTCCTGCGCATCGGAAGTCAGGCCTGCGATGTACTGCGCACCAACGATCTCAACGACTTCCGCCGCTGTGATATGTCCGGCGTTATCAACGGTAATAGAAACCGTGTGCGTTGCATCGCCATACTGGCCGGCAGTCGCACCGGAGAATACATGGCCGAGCGTGATAATCTTGGTTGTGCCGTTCGCGTTGACATGAATCCATTTGTCACCGGATGCCAGAGAGAACGTGTCAGTCTTGCTTGTTGCTGAAACTGTAGCAGCAGCACTCTGCCCAACTACCTCTGTTGTATTATTCGTGCTCTGCTTCGGAACAGAAATATTCGAGAACGCATTTTGGTTAACTTCGCCGCCGCCCGCAACTGCATTTTTGACAGCCGTGTCAAGCGCAGAAACCGCTTTTTGAATGGTGTCACCCGCAGCGACATAGCCTCCAGACACCGGCGTGTAGTCCGTCAGCGTCAGGTCAATGACCTTCTGCGTCGAGACATTGCCAGATGCGTCGAGACCAACGATCACTGCGCCCGTTCCACCAGCCTGGTTATAGACCACGCCAACCGGTTTCCATTTCTCACCATCATACTGGTAAATGACCTTATCTTGAGAGTTTGTGTAGACTTGGAACTGCTTCGGGTTTGCAGGTGCAGCAGCCAACGGCTGCAGCACAGCGTTTTGGATTTCATTTTTGTTAAGGTCGAGGTTCGTAAGTACGCTTCTGCTCATTAGTGTTTTCTCCTTTTTCTTGGTTTAGTTCATATAAGCTTTTCCGGAAAACGGTGCAGTAAATAGGATTACGATATTGTTTTTATCTATATACTGTACGTCTCCAACTACTTCTGTTCCAGCACTGTCGACAATGGATACCGATGGGTATTTGTCCAAGTTGTGCTGTATTTCCCATTTTGCAGCCGCGACGCTCTGCGTAAATACAAAGCTTTTATCCGATTCGCCAGTTTCCGAGCCGATGTATCGCAAGGTATTGTCCGGCTGAATGATGTAGATGTCTGCCGATGTTTCTGTTAGGACGTGCAGTACCTGACAATAGTAATATATACTTTCTGTCGATCCAGGCGGTTTGGCTATGGCTGCAGCGGCTTTAGCTTCTTCGAGGGAGTTAAAATAGGCATTGTAGTCCGGAGGTATCGCCGACACCATTGCGAACGATACACTCATATTCGTTTTTGGGATGCTTGTAATTGCCATCTGTACTCTTCCTTTCCGCTCAGATCGTGACGGTATACGTGTCCTTCACGTCGTTCGGGGCTGCGAAGTCCTGCGTATAAACTTTGTACGGAATTGCAAGATAAGACGAAGCACCTTCAACATCGATAGTTGACTTTACAAATGCTGACGTGATATCAGTGTTCATGCCGTTTACGTCCTTGATGCTCGTTACATCTCGCAGGGTTGCCGGGTATGCAATAATGACCCGCAATGCGCCAACCGGAATCGTTACGCTGAACGTCGAGCCGTTTGTGTATGCTCGGTTTGATTTCTGCGCAAGGCCACGAATCAAGGCGCTGTCCGTCGTGATTTTCTTGTCGGTCGTCGTTCCGTAGAAGGAATTGCGGTATCCGGTGATTGCACCAGTAGTGGCAGATTTCGTTCCGCCCTTGATTTGACCATCCGGATATTCCTGATCCAGTGCGGTAAATGGAATCTCACCATCGCTGTATGTGCAGTTGAGCGTAATCTTGTAGTTTGCACCATCTGGTACGATATAGGCCGCAAACGTGCCGCTCTGCGCCGCGATTTGTTCAGATGTAACGTTGTTGACAGCGGACCAGCTTTGTGCAACAACACCTGTCGGTTTTGGTTTGTATTCGTAGGCCCCTGGATTCAGCGACCCATTGTATGCAGGCGTGACACTTGTTCCGACTTCATATGCCCTTGCCGTAGAACTCGATACACTCACAGATGGCTGCGTAATCGTCGGATTTTTATCCTGTGAAAAAGCGTCAAGGACTACTGCCTGCACACTTATGTTTTCTGCGGGAACCGTGACTTTACCGTCAACAGGCACATATCGGCCAAACTGTTCTGTTAAAACGAGGTCTTTTGTAAAAAGGACTTCATCTGCCGTAGGAGTTTCACTCGTGCCGCCGGTTCCCGGCTTATACCAAAGAGCGCCGCTCTCATCGACTCCGACTTGCGCCGTCATCTCGTCGGTCTTCGGAATCGCCTTTACGCCGCCGAGCGCGTCTTCGCTTGCAACGGGCAACGTATATGGCTCGGGGATCATTGGCTGATCTGTTAGGTCATTATAGGAGCCGCTAAAGTTAGATGTACCAGCCCCGATATTTGTCCGAGCCTGATGCTTCTCTTCGTCAGATAGTGCCTGTTCCGTAGTCTTTACCGCATGAGTTTGGACAGCACCAGTTTCTCCATCGACAGATTTTACCGGACTGTTTGCTTCAACATAGTCAGCGATTCCTCCAGCTTTTTCGACTTCACCATTGGGGTCGTAGGCCGATTTCAGCATATCGCCGCCACCGGCATTCGCGATTGCATCCGAAACTGCCTTCTCGCTTGGAATCTTGCTTTCGCTTGTCCCTAGAACCTGCGAAATGCTTTCAGTGGAAATTGCTTCAATGTTATTCCGCGCCTGTTCTTTCTGTTCCTCTGTAAGGTCTTGCGGCACGTCGTATCGTACAGCGCCATTGATCGTGACTTCAACGCCGGCAACATTGATACGGATGAATATCATTCCTGAGACACCTGTGTTTTTCGCAGAATTCTTGTTGATTGAGCTGCCTTTTGTATCATCACTTCCGATGATTCCGAGGCTCAACGCTTGCGTAACATCAATAGACTCGCCCGCTCCGCCAAAAATAGTTCCGTCTGAAAATTCGACACGTGCCTGCGGCTCCACAAAACCGCGCATTGCAAACGTCTGTCTCTGCGCAAGCGGCATGAGCCACTTCCCGTTTTCGTATGCAACGTCTCCGGGGTATTGCCGCGAAAAGCTGCCAAGGTTCAGGACGACAGTGTTCACCATATCGGGTGTAATAAGTGTGCCGTCCAGCGTTTGCAGCACAAACGGGATCGCATATTTATCGCCCTGCATCATAGAAATTGCCATCAGATTCCCTCCAACTCTATCTCGGTGCTCACTCGAAGCTCCCCGTACACGGCCACAACCGTCAGCGGAAGAGTCTCGCCGCGCCAACACGTAATGGTTACGGAATTTCCGACGATTTCAGCGCTGTACGCCATTGAATCTGCCCCATCAAACTCATAGTGAACTGTATCGTCCGTCTGTTCGCCATTTTCGAAATATGCAGCAGTAATCGTCGCGCTTTCATACATCTTCAGTTTTTTAGGTATTGTTCCCAGGAATGCAATCTCCGGTTCTTCGGAAACCGGTTCTACTAACAGTTCATAGTCCATAAAAATGTCCTGATTCTGTGCCAGCGAGCATCTGAGTACACATTTTCCTCCGGAGACGGCCGTAACGAGTCCATCTGGTCTCACGATTGCCACCTCATCATTCATTGACGTCCAAATGTAATTCACCGGGTGCGCTTCTGTGCTCGCTGCGTATTCTCCGCAGCGGATACTTGTAGCGGTCAGCAAGCCCTTCTGGCCGGCTTTTATCTTTGGCTGTCCGTTCACCCGAATTTCCCATGAAAACGTCTTTCCGCCTGCCACATGGTTTTCCATGTCGTCAATTTCTTCATTCGGCGGTTCATATCTAGCCGTGAATTCAAGCAGCCGGACTGAATCATAATCTCCGGTAAATTCCTGCGCGTAATCACCGAAGCCGGTGATGTGGTATGCAGCTGACCCAAGAATGATTCTGCTGTTTGTGTTAAGCTTTTTTGTTTCTTCGTTTCGCTGGCATATGATATTAACATAGCCCTTTGTAATAAGGGCATATTCTTGCATATCGCTTTCGTTTGCTGTCAGGATTGCCTTTTCGACACATATCGGTTCTTTCAGGAGATTTCCGTACCAGTCCAGATGGTTCCACGTTGACCGACAGCGTTGTGCAACTCCGCTTCCAGTTGCGTTGGAAATGTTCTGCGGGTTTGTGACAAGCCAAATGCTTCCCATTGCATCGATTTTTGTCCCTTCCGGCACATACTCAATGCTTTCATCGGCAAACATAATGTCCTTGTAATCATCCTGCTTGCGGAGTGTCGATGCCGTTTTCGGTGCTATGTCCGCCATACGAATGGATGTAGTTTCCCACTCATCAGGCGAATCTGGGTTCAATCCCTGCACACGCGCCTCGATAAAGTCAGAAGCATACTTCGCATACTGATGCACAAACTCTGCGCTTGGGTCTCCGAAATACTGCTTCTGCCGGCCTCTATATTGCGATGGGGTGTTCCTGACTGCTGTTTTCAGGTGGCCGGAAGCAATCAATCCGTTCTTGATATTGTCCGAGATCGGCATAATGTCCAGCCCCCCCTTCCGATGTTTCTTAGAGCAGTGTGAACACGCGCCGCATGGGATTTACCTGACGCATATACGCGCATTCCTGCTCATACCCACGCAGTTCACCATAGAATAATTGTAAGTTTTCCTTGTACCGAGCCGTTGATTCCTTCATAGTGGTGTTTTCGTTCGGTGTGTTAAAACTCTTATCCTTTATTTTCGGTTGGATGTTCAGCCATTCACGGTTAAATCGGTTATCCCATGTCACCGCGACAGCCAATCCCAATAGACGTTTCTGCTTGAGTGTAAGTTCGTGATAAAAATGGCCGTCTGTATAGAAATCCAAACGATATTCGATACCTGCGTTGTCCTGCTGTGGAAATGTTACATTTCCAGTTTCGGAGTCGTAGGTAAAATCCGTGTATGGGACGAACGAAGCGTCTCCATTTCGTGCGTACTGCACATTTACGCAGCTGCAAAGTTCATATCCAACTTTTCCTGTCTGAATCGTTGTTTCCTGCGTTGTACTGGTCTGTTCGCTTGTCCAATCGAAATCGGAATATTGTGGTTCTTCAAGTCCTTCTGTCAGGAACACAAGCAGTTCAGGCGGGCTTTTCAGCATAGGGATTGCCATTTTCACCCATGCACTCATGCGTCGGAAAAACAGTGCTGCGTCTGTTCTCAGGTCATCTGTCATTCGGTCATCGCCGATGATAACCATGGCGTGATTTGTAATGATATCGCTCCAAGAGGTTCCCATTAGTCCCATTCCTCCTTTTCATAGGAAGAATCGTTCATGGTGTTTTGGTATTCCTCCCGGATACAATCGGCGGCAGCCTCATCCTCAATCAGAAGCAGAAGAGATTCGATGATGCCGCATAGAGCCTCAATTCTTTCCTTGCTGTCCATGGTTCGACCGCCGCCTTTCCTATATTAAGCATTGACAGTAACAGTGCATTGTGCCTGTCCTGCCAGATAGTTGTCGTTTTCTTCCTGCACGATAGACAGAACCGCATTTCCTGCATTCAGTCCCTCTATGGTGACGGTGGTGTTGTTCACAACTGGGCTGATTGCTACCGCAGAAGGGTTGCTGTTTTCGATGGTAAGCTGACTATTTGATGCAGTCGTAATCGTGAATGTTTCGGTTGCACCAGCGGACATTTCGATTGCTTCCGAACTGACGCTCAATCCAGCACTGGCCTTTGCAATCGTCCACGGAACAATGATGGTTCCCTTATAGTTTCCGATTCCGTCAATTCGGAGGGAATATGCTCCGGCGTTCGTACCTTTGTTGTCTGATACAGTGTAGTCCGTGTCAGCCGTAAGCTCTGTTCCGCCGAGCGTTACGCTTGTAACCGTTTTGGTTTGTTCACTTCCCGTATAGGTAAGCGCCGCGCTCACCGCAACTTTTGCGCTCTCAATGCTGGTCTTGACCGTTACTGCATTTTCAAGATTATAGAAGAATCCACTGTTTACTCCGTTTGCCGTAACGATATAGCCGCCGACTTGCAGCTCATACTTTCCAGCATCGACTTCTGGAACTGTATAGCCGCCACGAGATACCTTCGCGCCGGTGACAGCGGTAAGCGTAACAACTCCATGCACCCTGTTCTGCGCCGCCCATCTGACGTGCATATAGGTAAGTGTTGTAGCTGCACTGAATACGATATATTCAATCGGACCATAATACCGGACGGTGAATACATCGCCTTCCGGCTTTGCCGTCAGCTGTGTCTCTCGATTCAGTTTCACCGTGAAAGATGCGGCAGCTGCCATCTCGACGCCGAGGATTTCCGCTTCCGAACCATTCCAAAGATGGTTGCTGAAGTTGGTTTCAACTGCCGTCCGAATCGTCGGCAGAACGTTCTTGCTTGCCGCGTATGCGGACGCAGGCGCAAAGGAAAACTCGCTATAGACAGGACTACTCATGTTAATACCTCTTTCCTGCGCCCGTATGCGGCGCAATGTTTACTGCGCGTCCCGCGCGTTCATTTCTTCGATAATGGAGATGAAGTCACCCCTTTGGTTTTTCGGGGTCTTGCTCATTTCGTTCAGCTTCACGACGATTTCTCGCGTGATGTTTGGATTGCCAAGCGCATATTCTTCCGCGTAGGTCTGCGCGACCATTTTCTTGTGTCCTTCGCAAAGTTTCGGGTAAAGCGACAGCATTTCATCGCTGTATTCCGCCATTCTTGCGAACACTCTCTTGTCAAGGATTTCGCCATCCTTATAGTTGACGCCAAGTGCCTCGCGCTCATCGTCACTCAGTCCGGACACAACGATCAGCCATCTGCGCGCCATAAAGACACGGTTCACGTCCGTCAGAACGCGGGAGAGATCACGGTGCGGCACATAGAAACTCCCACTCTTGCCTACGATCTGACCGAAGATGCCGCCTTCTCCGAAGAACACGACGTTATCGTCTGCAACAGGAGCTTCCCAGAGGAAATGCACCATTTCAGAGTCATTTGCTACCTGAATAATCTGCGGAGTCACAGGCGTCTGCGGCTGTACATTTGCAACCGCCTTGGCAACCGCATCGGCTACCATCTTCTGCACGTCTGCCATTGTAAACGTCGGTTCTGCCTGATTGCTTGTTTCCGTGTGAACTTCAACGGTTTCACCCGCCAATTCAGGCGCAACTTCCGTCAGCGGAACTTCGCTTCCGTCGTATCGGATTCCGGTCACATCATCTGCATTGACAGACAGGATATTTTCTTTTCCCGTTTCTGCCTTTTCAGCAGTATTCGAGGTCTGATCTTCTTCCGGAACATCAAAGAAAACATCTTCTTCCTTGACTTCCTCCGCCACAGGCGTTTTCTTCGGTCTTCCGGGTTTCTTTCCAGTGTTCTTGTTTTCAGCCATGTCGTACACTCCTTCCAGATTTAATGGCTATTTTCCTCCACGAATGTTGGCTCCGTCCGGACTCGAACCGTATCTTGCAGCACCCTGCAGAGCCATATGGTGCGGGACGGGCTGGAGGTAAAACCCGCCCCGCGAAGAAGAGATTAGACCGTTACATGGCCCACCTTGCTGGAGAACGTTGCAACCGAATCAAGAGCGGTCGTGAGGTTGATGCCCATTTCGAAGTCGGCCGTGCGAGTCGGGTCGATTTCGATGGTAATGGGCGTTTCGGCGTTGTAAGCAATGGTCAGAGGCTTACGGCCGGCAGCAGACAGCATCCAAATGTCGTTTGCAGACAGGATGGTAGTCGGCTCGGTGTTCAGCTTCAGCGGGCTCGCAGCGTCACGGAGCGGCATCAGGCGAACGCCAAGGAACTCACCCAGCATACCGGTGCTGTTGTACTGCGTACCAAGGAGCATCGCAAGGGCGGCGTCCATGTTGACGTTGGTGGAGCCGGTAGCCTGCGTCGGCAGAACCTTGCTCAGAGCGACCGGAGAACCGGTAGCGATGATGGTGCGCAGGCCGGCGTTGTTGATGGTAGACAGTTTGTTCGCCAGAGAAATCCAGTTCTGGTTGGTGAACGTCTGGTTCAGGTTCGTGGGGATGAGCGTAGTGTTGGCCGCAGCCAGAGTCATGGACTGATTCCACATGCCCATAACCTTCGCATACATACCAGCAACGAGGTTTGCGAAGAACGCGCCGAAGTCGGTGTTGTTACCGACAAGCTGATGCCACTTTGCAGTGATCTGAGCGGTCTTCGGCTGCGGATTCAGCGTGTAATCCTTGCTGTAGAAGCGGTTGCGAGGAACGCTTCTGGATGCACCCCAAGAAGAATCCTGGAAGATGGGAATGTCGTTAGATCCGATGGAGATTGTATGAGTCTCGCCAAAGCCGACCTGAATGGTTTCTGCAAAGAAATCGACGGCTTCGGAGAATACATTGGGAAGAATCGGATAAACAACTTCCTGCCAAATGCCCTGAAGGACACGGTAAAAAGCAGGGTTGCCGTAGAAACGCTGACCGTTTCTCTTGAAGGACTCAAAGTCTGCGGGAGCAGTTTCGCCGGTCTGTGCGCAGCAAATCTTTGCCGCATACAGAAGCTGCTCACGCTGGAACTTTTCGTTCAGTTCCTTGTAGCCGTTCGCGGACAGCATATGGGAAATGCCCGTGGACTGAAGACCGTTGACGGCCAGCATCGCTTCCTTGCCCGTAAGAGCGTGCTCATAGAAGAGGACACGGCCCTTGGAGACGATATCCGCACGCTGGGCTTCTCCAGCGGAAGCATTCACGCGGAAAACATCAGCAGAAACGCTGTTAAGATTGATTCTCGGCATTGATATTCACTCCTTCCTTATGCGTAGACCGTGAAGGCCTGCACGTCAACGTACTCGAAGCTGGAAGTGGTTCCTTCGGTGAAGTTGCCAGTTCCAAGCAGTTTGAAGTACAGCGCACCATTGCCGGTCGGTGCGGAAGCTGCGGGCTTCAACTGGCCTGCATCAATGGTGAAGAATTGATTGGTGCTCAGTGCGGCATTGACGTTGCCAATGCCGAAGCGGTACGCATGGTCGCCGTCGAAGACGATCTTGGTAAACGTACCATCGCGGCCGGCGGGAATGCCAAGGCCGAGTGTTTCCGTGCCAACGGCATACATGTTGCCATGCTTACCCTGAAGAAGCTGGATTTCGTAGGTATTCGCGGCATATACCACATCGCCAGCTGTCGTGGTGGAAGTAGCGTCGTTCATGTACCACGCATTTTCATTCTTCACTCCGGTAAAACCGGCGCATGGAAGCTGGCCGTTTCTGATGACCAGACGGCCGGCATCACAGTCCGCGTCAGCACTGGACGCCTGATATCTGCCGGTAACATTGATGAGGTCATTGCGGGAGTTGTTCGTCACGCGGGCCTCAAATGCAGTTTTTGCATTAAACATTTCTGTTCACTCCTCTCTTACTTCGATGCAGCTTCGACGCCCCATTTGGCAAGCAGACCATTGACAGATCCATCGTCTTCGCCGCTGTTGTTCTTGAACTTGTCCCATGCGTAAACTGTTCTGTTTCTCTGAGCGGCTTCCGCATCCATCTTTTCGACAGCTGCACCGCAAACCGCGTAGACGGCCTTTGCAACCTCTGACTCACCAGTCCAGTTTTTGTCCTTGTCGCAGCTGTTCGTGTAGAGGCCAGCTTCGATATCGGTCAGAATGTTGTCGATGGAACTTTCAGCAACCTTCTGCTCGCGGTTCGCATTGAACTTTGCGAGAGTTGCCTTTGCCTTGTCCTTGGCAGCATTCAGCCGACGCTTGTTTTCAAACTCACGCATGGCTTCGAGCTGCGCATTTGCAGTTTCAAGTTCCTTGTTCAGAGAATTAACCTTGCTTTCGGCTGCATTCAGACGGTCCGTGTTTTCCACGACGACCATATCCACGAAGTCCTGTGCCTCCATGGTGATGCAGTCTTCGCCCACCTGCATGGACGCATTGACAGACATGCTCTGGAAACGTTCAGGTACAATGGTTTCTGCGGAGTTCTCAATGACGTAGTATTTGTACGCGCCATTCTTCGCCATCAGGCAAACATAGACTTTTCCGTCCTTCTCGCCCGCCGCCAGAACCTTATAATCCGTAAAACGCGCCGCCAGTTCAGCAAGCTGTCTTTTGTTATAAGTTTTCAAATCTTTCACTCCTTTGTGTGATAGACTCCCGTTATCCGGGGCATTGTTCTTATCCGGGGCCTTCTGCAAAGATGCCGCTTTGAGTTTCAATGTTTTAAATTCTTCATCCAATGCGGCAAGTCGAGCGATGTTGGCCCCCGGAATAGCCGGAGCAACGCCCGCTCCTAAGATTGTGACGCCAACCCCAGACCAGACATCCTCAACTTCGACATCTCCGTCCATGTGGTTTTCGTCTATCAAGGTTTCCACAGACACATCCATGCGCCCTGTTCGCACGATTTCATCTACGGTTTCCTTTGCATAGAAAGCGAAGAGTTTTCCACGCGCCACAATCCAAGTCTGACCATCCCTCTTTTGGAGGGAGAAATCACGTTCATCATCTGACAGCGTTCCAACAATGCGTTCCGCCGTCCCATCCGTATAGGAGTTATACTGTTCACCTGTTCTGGGATCAGTTTTGCGCTGGCTGTTGTGACCGTCGCCGATTTTCCCCATGACGTAGGCAATCAGGATTGGCCGTCCCACAAACGTCTTGTAGTATTTCTCCAGGTTCTGATAATTCCACCGATTCTGGTTGACCCCTTCACGCATCAACCACAGTTCAACGCCAAACTCATACGGATTCAGCTTTTGAAGCACCTTGAGTTGACCGGTTGCAACTGGTCTTTTGATTTTCGTCAGCGGCATTGTCAGTCACCCTCTTCCTCGAAGAGTTCTTCAATCCAGCCGTCAAAACTGGTCGCGCTCATCTCGTGTTCGGAGTACATCTGCCACGCATACATGAACTTCTCGTAGCTTGCACTGTTTTCCATTTGAAGGTTTTCAAATCCGCGTCCAAGCGGATAAAGACCGTTTTTATCGCAGATCTCGACACATTTGCGAAGCGCATCTTCGACTTTCTGGAGCATGTCAATGATGGACTCAAACACACCATCCAGATTGTCAGGCCGTCCTTCGTACTCCGCAGTTGCCGGGTAGATTTGCAGGATATGCCGCTGATGCAGCAGATCTCCGACTACATCGAATCGCTGAGGCTGAAGATGAGCCAATTTGTGGATGGCATTGGCCGTATTCGGCATTCCAAATTCAATCAGAACCCATTCTTTCAGCGTATCCAGTCCACGCGCAGCATCTTGATACGCGCCGGTTACTTCCTTCGCAGCATCTCGCACAGCGGCAAGCGCACCGTTCTCGAAGTCAAACCGTTCTTTCAGTCGAGCCATTTCGTTTTCTCCTTCCTTGCAAAATAAAAGAGGGCTACCGACACATTTCACTGTGTCGGTAGCCCTCTTCGGCTCTTCTACACCGCTCTTTCGGCGCAGGTACAATTTTTTATTTTTCCATTTTTTCCTGACTAATTGCCACTCGTTTCAGGACTTTCATGGTATCTTCCGTGATACGGTATCCGTCTTTTGTGAGCTGAATCTTCACATCACTGCCATTATTAAGCGCCCTGTTGATAATGTGGAGGTCTTCTTTCTTCACAAATTCAGTCATTTGTACCTCCATACTGGTCAATCATGGTTTCGCTTCCGTCTGTTGTGGCGTTTCCGTCACCTTTTGGACGACCGGGGCTTTTCGCTTCTGTAGTGGCTTTGCTTTTTGAATTACTCCCCATGTTATACGAGGCCACAAGTGGGATACGCTTGTCCAGAATTCCGCTGTTGTAAACAACATCAGACAGGCACATATCGTCCAGAACGGATCGGTCAAGCAATGCATTATATACGATGGTATCCGGCAGAATGCCGTGCTCCATGCCATTCATGCACCGTTCGAGCATCTTTTCGTCTTCGGAGATATCCCCGAACATGACGAATTTCCAATCATACCGAGGACTGAGTTTTTTGATGATAGCATTCATCATCCGCTCATAGTCGCGGTAGACTGTCTGCATAAATTTGCTTTCAATCTGAAGAGAGATCTGCGCAGTTCCAGCCTTTGGATCATCTCCAAGCGGGATGATCGCGCCCATGCCGGCCTGACTCATAGTGTCGCTGTATCCTTGCTTAACGATGTCCATGGCCGACGGAGCTTCCGACAGGCTTTCCAGTTTCATATTTGCAAACGGAGCCGCATACAGTCCGATTCCGCTTGTATTGTTCGTCTGCAGCATATCATACCAAATCGCTTCAAACAGAAGTCGACCGGCATTACTAAGTTTGTACTTGTCTTCTGTGGTCGCTTCTTTGTCATCTCTGTACGGGATTTCACCATGCAGAAGGCTGACCAACGGGTTCTGAATCAGCTCCAACTGAATTTGCTCCATCTGAGCAAGTTGAATCATGTTGAGGAATAGGCCTGCGAACGGAGAAATTGCAGTCCGACTTACATCGTCAGCTTCAAACGTAAATACTGCATCTGCTGGTAGGTAAACCCAATAGTACCAGCGCCCATTCTGATAATAGACATCTGGGGTTCCAGCCATATCGCCGTTCGCTTGGATACGCTGGAATTGCTGCATATCAACGCGCGTTTTTTGCGCGAAGATCAGCGAAGTTCCAGTTCCCTTGGGCTTTTGCACGACGCTGCTGAAATCGTAAAGGTACGGCGTAAACAGATCACCGTATTGCTCCGGTACGCAGCCCGGTTGGAGGAAGTACATCATGTTAAATGCCACGGTGTACTTGGAAATATTGTTGTATCCGGTGATTTTCGTCCAGTCACTGGGAAGCTGCTGCATGAATGCGTAGTTCACCTTGTTATGGCTCTTGTCTACGCTGTAGCGAGGATAATAGAAGACCTTCCCTTCTATGCCAACTTGGCCTACGATCTGATGCGCAGTTTCCTTCGGTTTGAATTCCTCGCGCAGCTTTTCGAGCAGCTTCCATTCGCGCATGAACTCGTCCTTTTTGGTGTCGGCCGAGTCCGTCAGCTTCGGCATCACATAGTTGTGATACGTCAGCATTTCTTGATAGACTTTTCGAATGTGGAAAAGCGGATACGCCGTATACTCCAGAATATGCGCCACTTGCCGAAGTGGCTGTTCGCTGTCATACGGCTTTGTGAGCATTTCTGCGACCTGATCTTTTGTAAAATCAGCCGGCAGCGATGAAATCTGCTTTACACGCCGGTTCTGAATGTACGGGTTCGCGAGACCATAGCGGCCAGAATTGATTCCGGCAAACGCAGATGTGATACTGGACATTGGAACGCCCTGATTTTCAGCCGCCATCTTACGGAACCGTTCAAAAATCTTCGGAAAAGAAGAATACTGTAGCTTATTGAGTTCGCTCGTCTCTATCGCCATCTGTTATTTCCTCCCCGCCGGTCTTGATCTTCTCGCGCTCCTCCGCGAGGGCTGCCGAAAGTTGGTCAACCATTCGGCTCAGATTTTCCATTGATTGCGTCTGGTTTTGCTCCATACGCTCCCGAAGCAGCGTTGCAGCGCAGATCATAATCCAATCGCTATCGGCTTTCGTCAGCCGCTTTACGTCCTCGCCGTTTATCTCAATGCTGCCTTTCGGCTGCTTGTCTGCCGTATAAATCAGGATATAGCCCGGTGCAATCCGGCTGAACCGTTCCATCATGGCGATTTCCACAGATTCCTGCGTTATGGTCAGCGCATAAAGCCGATATATTTTTTCCTGATTTTCCGCCATTAAAAAATCCTTCCTCCGCGTCTTTGCGTCACAAGCCTTGCGCCTGTGCTTCCTCCGGTAACGTTTTTTACGTTCCCCTTTGCCTTATACTTGGAAAGAAGCGCGTCCCAGTCGCTCTTTTTACGGACCTCGCTCAAGACGAGTTCTTTTTCCAGCTTTTGAGCAAGGCGCAAGCCGTACTTTATAGCAGACCAGCTGTCTCTTTGTATTGCGCGGGAAATGCGCTTCTCGCTGAATCCAGCGCCCGACGGGACAGCCTTCAGGTTTTGAATCTGTCCAGACAGTTCTCTGGTCTTTTGGTATGGACGTGCAATCTGATAATCCAGAGTATCGTCTTTGATCTTATGAAGCCGCTTGTACGCCTCCACGCCCTCACGAGTATTCATCGTAAGAAGCTGTACGTTGTGGTTATCAAACTGCGTCTGCGCGTACCGGATCATTTCAACATCTGGGTCTGTAACGCCGCTGCCACCTGCTTTGATCGGATAGATGATTGGCAACGCTCCATCCTGTTCCAAAGCCACATATTCGGTATGGTCTAAGATACACAGCGGCGGCAACCCATCACCGAGGTCTTTCATAAGGTCTTCAATGACCGCCTTGCCGTACTGCCATCCGTCGATTGCAATATAGGTGGTGTTGCCGCCATCAAAGCAAAACCGATACCAGACGTCTTTCAGTTTTCGCGCCTGTTTCATAGCGTTATCCGGTGGGGGCCAATCGTCTAGCCACACCAGCTGCTTCAGGTATCTGTCCCGCTTCAGGAAATCATCTTGCTTCGTAAGCTTCCAAACGCCAACAGCGCATTTTGCGTTCTTTTTTGCGTCTTCATAGGAAACGTCGTAGCAGACGATGTATATCACGTCTTTTGGGTCTGTTTTGTTTCCGGGGTATTTGCAGCAATGCTGACGTTCCATGCTTTGCAAGCAGCAGCTTTCAGAAAGACTTTCATCTGAGATGATTGGATATTCATCCGCGCCGGTGTATCGACTTTCCATCTCACGCATCCAGCGTTCTGGGGTGAGCTTAGATTTGAGTTTCTGCGCCCATGAGTATGGGCGCATTTGTTGAAGGATTACGCATTGATACGGGACGTCCATTTGGAAGCTGCTGTCCCCGTTCCGCATTCCTTTACGAACTTCACAGCGAACCAAGAATGCGTGATTCTGTTTTCTTCCTGCGCTGGTAATCGAGTGGTTTTTATATGCGACGAAGTTTTCGTCTTTCTCACCGTTTACGTTGTGAGCCAATCGGACGGCTGGAAGTGCAACTGTCGTATATTCGTTGAAGTCAAACGCAGGTTGTTCTTCCTGCGCAAATTCTTCCGCGATAACAGCGTGAAGGTTGTCACCACGTTTTGCTCCTATGTAGAAAGACGATCCATAATCTGTGGTAATTTTGAAATCGTCCTTGCTTTCTGCCGCAATGCGCCAGTGTTTTGTAATGCACGGATAGCTTTTTGCCAAGTCTGCGTGCGTTTTGCTTCCGATGTCAGATAATTGCTTGAGTGCCGGTCCCGTATAGAGGACTCGCGTTCCGGGCCAAACAATACCGTTGATTTCCTCGCCGAGCATTTCCGAGTAGGTCTTGCTCAGCCCACGAGTTCCCGTGATTGCTACATCCTGATATCGAGCATTTGCACGCATCATGACGCGCTGCACAATTTCGAGCGTCTTGTAGTCTGCATCGTCGGCGCGAAGCACATCTGCAAGTATATCTGGAAAGAATCTTCCGACCCAAATCAGAAGACACCAAAAATCATTTTCAAAGTTACTGTAATCGCGCTGTTCGACCTCGCGTTTACTTATCCATCCAACACCTTATGATTGTAGGCCAGGCGCCCACGCCTTACCGTAACGTCTCGCCATAACCTACCATCACCCCTTTGCGGGCGGCATTTTCACATAGCCAAACCCTTCATATGCGGTTTTCTCCATCTCGTTTGGTTCTTCCGCAAACTCATGGAGATCATCTTTGATCCTTGCGCTGTCTGGTAGCGTCGAAAACTCTGGAAGCGAATCATTCATACGCGACGTATTGATAATTGCGAGAAGCATTTGTTCGGCCGCGTCTTTCGTGTAGGAATACTTTGGCCTTCTGTGGAAAAGTAGCTCAAATGCGGTATCGGGGTCTACCGGCTTACCGTTCTTCATCAAGCCCGCCTTTTCGAGCCGTTCTGTGATTCCGTCGATTCGGATTTCCTCTACCGGTTTGGCATCGCGCTTTCTGAGGTTATCACTCGCCAAGTTTTCCTGAATGATGGCCGACAGCTTTCTTGCTGCATCGAATTTTCCAGCGTCAGAAGCATCGTTCATTTGCTTTGTCCATTTGGATACGTTGCGAAGGATAAGCTGCTGTTTCGCACTCAAAGCATCTTCGCCTCCCAAGTCAGACGCAAGGACAGTGTATATTCTGTCGAATTCTGCATAGTCTTCATTGGTGTATGGATGCTCGTCGTTTCCGGTTCCCCAATCCTTCCGCTGCCTCACCGTGCCAGCTTTGGCCGACTGCGCATTTTTTTCTGCATAGACGGCCTTCGTGAACTCTCCGTCTTTCAGGCCCTCGCCGAATATCTTCGTGATGTCGGTCAAGCCATCGAGGAAGCCGTAACGCTCGCCGCTCTTGCTGGCATCCAGTTTCTTGATATGGAGGTTATCGAGGTACGAAAGCCACTTGTCGCGCCCTTCATCGCGCGGCACGCAGTCGCGCGCAAACGGAACATCATACTTGACGCAGCAGTAGAAATATGCAAGACTTTCCGAGGTCTTTTTTGCAAGCTGCGCATAATATTCTTGCTGTTCCAGTTCGCTGACGTTTTCGCTCATTTTACCTCCAAAAACGCAAAAAGCGCTGTCCCGATACCTTTCCCATAGGAAAAGCACCGGAACAGCGCGTAAGCACCTCTGTTTATTTTGCTTAATTATACCATATAATCAGCAAAAATGCAAGAGAAGTTGCAAAAGTTTGTTTTAGGCTGTTTCAAACGCGGCCAAAATGGCCTTTACGGTTTCATCGTCAAGCGTTCCTATCTCCCCCGGATTGACAGGTTCTGTGTTGTTATCCAAGGCATAGTCGATGTGTATGAACTCCATGACACGATGTTGTGTCCCCGCTTCCCCTGCATCCATTCTGGATGCAGTAATGGGGGTGCTACACTCAAACTTGCAATCAGCAAGTTGGTTTACCGAAGTGGCTACTGTGTTTTTCATTGTGTTTCCTCCTTGTATCCAACGATGTCTTCTTCCGATATTCTCTCTGCGTAAATACGGTCCAGGAGTCTTGCGGGTGTTTGTATCCACCTTTCTCCGTCCCAACGTATGAACGAATAGTCTCCAGTTTGCGGTTTTATCTCAAATTGATTCATTTCCACATCAACATACCCACCGCAATACTCGCATTGGGCTTCCCATGGTGAGTGCGGTGCGCCGCAGTTTGGGCAAACCGTTCTGTGAAGAAGCTGCGCGGTTTTATCCGATAGTCCCTTCACCGGATACTCTTCGCCATCTAAGGTGAGTGTCCCAATCAGTTCGCCGATTTTCGCGTAAATCTCCTGCGGCTTTTCGTTCAGTGCATCGCGTTTCTTTTCAAGATCTCGGATGCGCCGTTCTGCGTTTGAGTAGAAGTCTTCAAATTTCTCATCATCGTCCATGAACTTCTAACCTCCCCGCGATATACGACACGCGCAAAGCAGTTGCCGTCAGCACGCCGATCTTTTCGTGTTTGCTGCCATTGCTCAGCACGTCTACCTCGAACGTGACATCATATGTCCCATCGCCGTTGTACTTCTGCGAAACGAATCTGTACTTGGTTCCTTCCAGTATCTCCGCGAAGTTGACTCCCGGCCCGATTTCCTTCAAAAAATCAAGTCTTTCTATCATCGGCTCCGCCCAATCGGAGAATTGCCGCATATGCTCAAGCGCTTCGTCCGCCTGCCGTGCAAATTCTGACAATTCCCATTCCCGTCGCTTGCTTTCAGCGTCCCTCTGGCGTTTCTTTTGCTTCCATCTGGCATCGAGCCATTGTTGGTTATGCTTCGCCATACGTTTTCTCCATCCCGTCCGTCAGGATTTCAATCGCTTTTTGCGTTCTATACACAATTTCTTGGATTCTCGGATCTTGAAGTCGTCTCAAATCTGCAACAGCATTGGCATATCTCACAATGTCACCATGTTTTACAACGCCCGGAAGCATAAACACAGCATATTCCTCTCCACGCGCTTTAACGCGTTCCAAAATATTCTTGATGCACTTCTCGTCGATGTCAACGCCACACTGCTCCTCACATACGGAGCCTGTTATTGTGTTGCACACGAAAATAGTCTTAAATCCATCTTCTCTCATTTGTTATACGTCCCCAGTACGCCGCGCTCTGCCCGGTCATCGGCGCGTTTCGCCATCCACATCAGGGCTTCCTCAATATGTGTGATTGCGCAGGCGTTCTCCCGTGTGGCAAATTCGCCCTTGTTGAAGGCCGTCAGCCTATCACGCACGATTTCCAAAAGGTCAGCATCCAAAACACCGTGACGCGCATTCGGGTCGTTTCGAGCACCTTTCTGGAATTCGATTTGCGCCACCACTTTTGTCCCGTCTGCATCCATGACCGTGTAGCTGTGATATCCGCCACCGGGACCTTTTTCGGCGCTGCGGTAGATTGTGTTCAGGTTATTGCGCTTTTGAATCGTCGATAGCTTTGCCATATCGTTCCTCCCATTTATCCAAAGGTTCTTTCAGAATTTCCACTGATACAAGTTCACCGTTTACAAACTCGCATCCGCAGTAGCTGGTTGAAATTACAATTTCAGTAATATCGGGTCGTATGCTTTTCAGAAGTCCAACGGGATTGCCGTTGAACGTCACAAACGGTGCGTTCTCTGGACGATAATCCCTAATTGGGGCTTCCGGCGCGGCTTCCAGTTTGCTCCTGAATCGAAGCAATTCATCGACATCTTCCGTGTCCGGTAGCTTGCCATCTTCTCGCCGTAGGGAGTCAAGTGCTTTGTTGATTCCCTCAATGATGTGCGTTGCATTAACGTATTTATCCACGTTCACCCTCCGTTTTGGACGCTTCTTCGAGCAGCCGTTTCGCATATTTCATCGACGTTACAGCCCAAAGCTTCTCGATCCCTGCTGGTTCTTCGCGTTCCGCCCTCTCGATTGCACCTTCCAGTGTGGCAATCAGTTGTGTAGCGTTGATGTATCGATCTGGCTGAGATTTCGCACTCGACAGATTTCCCAGCGCTCTCAAACAATCATTGTCACATGTAGCAACTTCGATGTTCATGCCATGGAGTATCATCTGAAGTTCGTCCACGAGATACTTCTGACTTTTACTGAGACCACCGTTTGCAAGAAGGTGAATGTAGTTCGTCACCGTGATAGGAACGGGAATCTTCTTACCCATTTGACCCGCAGTCTTCTGGATATACTTGACCATCGGGTATGTAGCCACAACGATGGTCGCACCCGTTTTTTCAGACATCTCGATGAGCATAGTGGTTTTTCCGCTACCGCGTTCTCCGGTATAAATTATCATGGTTGTCTCCTTTCACGCACAAGTGTCATTCAAATTCAATCCTTTCTTCCACACCAATGATCTTCGCCCCGCACTCGCAGAGCGGATACCTCTGTTTCAGCTTCCGTGCGTCGATATAGTTGAAGAACCATTTTTTCTGTCCACATTTCGAGCACGTCTTCCAATATCGCTGCACACCCGGCTTGCACTCGTCCGTAACGATCCAGTTGGCCGTGCCCATCGGGTAGTCGATGTACCCCATCGCCCATCCACCTTCTCCGAAAACGACAATGCTACCGTCTTCGTCATCCATGACAGCAGAAAAATGGACGCCGTTTGCGCATGGGTTCACTTTCAGCTCCCTGTACCGGCTATGCTCGCTGATATCAGCCTGATTCATCGGCGCAACTACAGGTTCTTCATTGACAGTCTCATCATATGGTGGTTCGGACATTGCACGCACTTTGTCCATGAGATCGTCGAATTGTTCCTGCGACATTGCCTTGATTTCATTGAAAACTGATTCCAGGTCCATCATTGCGTCCTCCCTGACAATTTTAGTGGCATCGTTCATGTTCACATTCTCTGTCCGCTACATCACTGACAGCGTTAATGCTTTTGAACTCGCCGCATTTGTACAGGCTGTACACGATACGATTCCATTCGACCTCTGAAAAGCGTTCGCCTTTGTGCTTTTTGCACCGGTGCGGGTAAAGATACCCTTTTTGGCATTCGTGGAATGCGCAGGTCGCACAGCAATCTACCATTATCTTTCCTCCAGTATCATCTTCAGATATTTGTCCACGGCCTTTTCGGACGAATGTAAGCATTCATTTAGTGTCCTACCGTGGAATCCCACCGCGTCTTTAATTCCCACAATCTCGCCAATATACAGATTGTCGTCAACGTCATACCTGATGGTTGAGGTAAGCCCCCTGTAGATGAAAACGCACAAGTTTTCTCCATATGGCGGTTGCAGAATCCCCCAACAACGTGCTTCGATTGCAGCATCAACAATGTTACATTGCATTTGGTTCCACTTCTGGATAGCCAGCTGCTTTGCTTTACCACGTCCTACATGTGCGGTTTCACATTTCCGTGCGCCCTTCAGGCCGCATTCGGGACAGACGACGCGATAGCCATCACCGCATCTGCGCAGTTTGGCGTCGGCACTGCACCGCAGGCATGGGATGATAATTTCACTCATCTTCGTCATCTCCAAAGCGCTCGTCATATTCTTCCGGCGTGATGAACTGAATATCGTCACCGGTATAGCCAAGACTGTCGAGGCACATCAGCTCAACCAACGTATCCTTGTTGATACACTTGCACAGATCTTCATACGGGATTGTGTTTTTTGCCTCGAAGCTCATCTGCGCTCCGAACTCTCCTCGGACGGTAAAACACACTCGATTTTCAACCATTTTCGTTCCTCCTATTCCAAGCTTTGATAGCTGCACGCTTCGTACCTTTTATCGGTCCACTTGCCCCGCAGTATGTACAGCGGCATTGATACATCACTTCTGGGTATATGTCTGCATTAAACTGGTGTATCTCATCAAGATACACCGGCCAATCCACAGAGCACTTGTGGCAAAATGGGCAGTTACTCGGTTGCTCCATCTACATACCTCTCATTCCATGCACGAATAGCCTGTTCGACGTAGGGCGCAAAAAGCTCCGTCTGCCTTTGGCATACAGGGGATTTCTCTACATATGATGGCCCCCATGCACTGTTATACGGCCAAGGGTTAATCAACGGCTCCGTTCTGATAGGCTTGCCCCGGCTGGCGCACCGGTTGCAAATGATTTGTACGCGGTACACAATTTTCTTGTCGCCTCTGTAATTCTGACCTGCGAAGCGAGCATCCTTGAAACTCACCCGCCCGCGCCCGCCGCAGAACGGGCAACTACGAATTTGTTCCATCATCGTACCTCCGGTTCCACGCATCCACGGTTTCGACGTATGGGTTAAGCGACCATTTGTGCTTAAACTTAAATGTCGTTTCGCACTTCTGGCATTTTACATCTAGCGTCATGACCTTTTTTCCATAGTTGCAGGTTCCACCCCGTTCCTCGACTTCTCCACCGCAGAACGGGCAGCCTTTAAGATCGTTCATTTTCCCTCCTATTCCACACTTCCGCAGCTTCTTCCCGTGTATCAAACCAGTTTGTACACGGTTCGCATTTGCACACGTCCCCGCGATTTTTGCAGGCTACAAGGAATCTATCGTGCGTGTATGGTTCGCTTATCACGACGGCCTTCCCGCCGCAGAATGGGCAGCACTTGAGATCAGTCATGTTCTTCCCTCGCTTTGCACGGAAGGAAGCACGTTCCGCACGGCGGTACTTCGCACTCACCGCTCCGAACAAAAGGACATTCCTTTACTCCACAGTTCATTTTTCCTCCTGGCCTTTTCGGCGTCTTCCTGATTTAAGAACACTTTTGTTCCGAAATCTTCCTCTGTGAACTCCCAATGCGCGTCACCCCAATCATCATAGACGCACGGCGCAACGACCTTCGCATACAACCCATCGGAAGCGCGGCAGATCATGATGCGTTTGCATTTTGTTTCCTCGATTCCATCCAAACTGTCTGTTGTCAGGACAAACAGTTTGTCGCCCGGTTTGCACGGAAGAGTAATGTTCATGCCGGCTTTATCTGCTCTTACCAGATCACGGATACGTTCTATTGAGCTGATTTCCCCGCCGAATGCCATTTCAACGATGCTCTTAGCAGCGTCAGCTTGCCACGTTTCAAGGCCACTGTCCTCAAATTCAGCCAAACGTGCCCATACTGCTTCTTCCCACTTGCAGCCATATGCACAATTCCCACCGACTTCGAGGCAGTCCTTGCTTTTGAAATGTGTGCAGCATACGCCGTTTTCGTGGCTTGTTTCACTGCTCCGTAATGTTAATCTCTCCAAAGTTCCCTCCCAGCACCTCATGCCGTTCGATTTCCGCGTTGATGCAGAATACATCGCTGTACGGATCTGCGTCTTCATCCTCGCAGACCAAAAGTGTCTGATCTGCCGTTCCGACGTGTTCTCTAACGATGTACCAGACGCCGAGATTTTGCTTGCAGTAACCGATGCGGATGATTGTTCCGTCGCTAAACCACAACCGTACATCCTTGTCGAAGCAGTCAATACTACCATCATTGTAGTTGCTGTTTTCGATTTCGACCGTATCATCGCTATAACCATAGATTGTTACCACTGGTTTGTTTCCCTCCCTTGTCCAGTTCGGATTTCTGGATTCCACCTCATATGGGCCGACATTTCGGAACCTGTTCTGAAAATCGAGGTTAAGCATATCCGTCGGTGTTACTTCCTCGACTTCGCTATCGTAGACCGTTTTCGCGTGCTGCTTGTCTTTGTCGTGAAATTTTAAGATGAATGCACCGGTATCAGGTGCAATGCCCATGATCTCCACGGAGAAGTTTCCCAACACTCGGTAGAACTCATCCTGATCGATTATCGACCGCAACACGTCCTTATGAAGTTCAAGTTGCAGATTATCGCAGATACGCGCACACATGAAATCCTCCATTTTTTCCCCCTTCCGATGCTGCTATTCTCCGTTCCTCTTGAATCAGCCATGCCAATTTCTTTTCCATTTGCTCATTACGGAGCAACCACCTTTTTTCCTCTCCCCAAGGAAATCTTCTGAATCCCGGTACATCAATCGGTTCATCCGATTCGAGTTCAAGGATTCCGACCAGTGGGAAAATTCTAATCCACTTTCCGGGGTAAAACCTGTTTCGCCATTCGTTTTCCTTTTCAAGATATATTACGGAATTTGATTCATCGGTAATGATGAATTTCATTTCATCGATATCAATAAGATCGCCCGAAACATGGTATTCATTAAGGATATACGTCACGGGATAGAATATCTTGCTGTCGATTCTCCTGAGTATGACACTCATTCCGCCGCCTTTGCGATGATAGCCTCGCGGACTTTCACGCTCCGCCCCATCTTGTCTGCGAGAATTGCTGCCGCTTGGCTGATAATCGCATCTCGGTTCTCTGCAAGCGTGTCCGCTACGATATTCTGCGTCCATGTAGATAACGGATCTCTGGCAGGATTCGCATTTCTGTATTGGTATGTTGTGAAAACTTTATTGATGATTTCCTGTTTGATCTGCGCTTCGATAGTCTTAACGCCGCTCTCCATTATGGTACGCTTGATTGCCTCGTCATCGATGTTGATGCCAAACTGTACAATATGCTCCATTAACATTCCTCCGCATTCAGATAGTTGATGATTTCGTTGATTTTGACTGCAAGATCTGTGACCGTTAATTTTGTGCGTTTCAGTATATCAAATTCACCGTGTTCAGTTTTTACATCCCCGTCTGTCGAAATCGTCACCTTCGTTGCTCTTGCTTTTTCAATCTTTCCGAATTCAATCGGTTCGATTCTCTGCTTTGTCAGGCTCTGCTTTGTCATTCTCTCTTTCTGGAACGGGTTGTGATACATGCCAATTTGACGGTAGTGCAGCCACAAATCGGATTCGCTTCCAGCAAAGAAGCCACGGTCACCGTTTCTGATGGACGGGCGCGTGATTTCCCAATCGAAGGAGAATTGTTCCTTGCCGTCAACAGGCACTGTTTTCCCAACTGTTTTTACTACACCGACATTCCCATGCAGACTTTCTACATAATCTCCGGATTTAATTATCATATACATTCCTCCACATCAGTTCTTCCGCAGTCCAGATAGACTGTGACCATCTTGCCGCATTGTTCGCAGGTTATTTGCACGTTTGCATTTGGTGAGCTTACAACTATTGTTCGGCCCTTGTGTTTAATTTCTACTGTCCCGTCCACGCCGCAAACTCCGACGATATGCCCGTTTGGGCAACGTATGAGCTGACTATTGCATAATTCGTTTTTTGGTTCATGGTGCTTGCAGCACGCCGCGATTTGGCAGTCTCCGTAGTTCGTCGCATGCGCGCATGCAACGTTTTTTCCATTGCAAAATCCGCTCATTGCAGCTCCTCCACGAAGCACCATGACTGTGGCGGCTTCTGCACAAAGCATCCAAAGTCCGTGCATTTCTCGCAGTCCGGGATGGCAAAACCGAGATCTGAATACGCGCACTCCCGAAACCACTTTTTGAAGGTGTTGAGCGGCAGCGGCTTATCGTAGAGTTTGAAGTCTGAAATATGCCAACCGTAGCCGACGCCGCCGTCCAGATACTTCTCCAGTTCGTCTTTTGTCAGGCAGGCATCCGCAAGAAGCGTATCAAGTGGTGTGCAGTCCATGTTCCAATCGCAGATGCAATATTTCGGCGGTTCACAGCTTCCTCCTACTCTGACGATCTTTTCAAAAATGTCGTCGCATACAAACTCTCCAATGACGCCGCCCTGAACCGAACGGTAAATGTAGCACTTAAACGTCATATCCATCTTCGGGCGCGTCTTGCGCACCTCAATCGTTTTCTCACCGCTTATGATCTTCTCGCACCACTTTGGTCTGATGCTGATGAGCACTGCTTGGCTCATTTCTTCACCTCCACGCATTCGTTCCACCGGATGTTTACCCTGTACCCGTTGGCAGTGATAACGTATCCGGGGTACTTTCCATCGTATTTTTCCGCTGCATACAGCGCACCGATTTTCGGCCGCATCTGCTGAAAAATCGGGATATCCTGCGTAATTTTTATCGTGACCTTCTCATGTGCCAAGTCGCCCGGCAAGCTGGTTTCTTTCCGCTGGCCCCACATTCCGTTGCGCCGCGCGAAATTGAAGCAAGTCTGACTACAGAAATAACTTTTTTGTCCGGGTTCCCTGATTCGCGTCACACGCTTCCCGCACACCGGGCAGACAAACTGCACATTTACCGACATTGGTCTTTCTCTTCAGCGGCTTCCTCAAACTTCCTGTACTCGATCTTCTCAGGTTTCCCTTCCCAGCTCCATCCGCAGTTGAAACACTTCTTCTGCGGGATAGGCGGGAACGTAGCGATCACGATATTTTGCAGTTCTGCGCCGCATTTCGGGCACGTTTCAACGAAAATGCTCATTCTGCCTTCCTCCGTTCATAGAAGAATTTGTTGTAGGCATCGTAGCGGTCTTGGATGTGTGTCGTCGCAACCGCACCGGCTGTTTGGTCAATCAGGACATCGAAAAAGCATTTTCCGTCTCCACACGGTGTCATTTCTGGGCAGCCCGCTCGGTAGACACAATCAGGGCACAGAACGTCCGAGATTTCAGGTTCGATCTCGTGGAGTGCTGCCTTGAAGTCCTCGGCGTACTGTCGCGTCTCCGGAGCGGCTTTACGACACAAACGTTTCCGCATGGTGTCAATTTGCGCCTGTACATTTGCTTCTCCTACGAAGTCAACCGGCGCGTCCTGCGGCAGTTTGTCGCGGTCAATGCCCGTCCGGTCTGAGCGCTGTGTTCTGATGAAACACTCCCATTTGTGGCGGCTCCAATGCGTAGCAATCCAACTTTTGATTCCCTTCCATATCCATTTGACGGAAATGTCTCTGATTGTAGAATGCTCCGCAATCAGAATCTTCCGCTTGAACTCCGTGCTCGGCTCATGCCCGAGCGGTGGCTTTCCGACCGTTGCGCGGCAGTCCGAAACGACTTCTTCCCAGTCACCCTTGATTTTTGTGATTTCAGTTTTCATCTGTACTCTAACTTCCTCCTCATTCTTACGGCTTCTGTACTCTGCATGATATCGTCTTCAGCTGCAACATAGCCGACGATTGAGTGATGAAGCGCGACCGGTTCGATGTCGCCGAGGTCAATGCGCAGCCCATCAGGATAGCCAAAGTAGAAGCCCCTGACTCTCATTTTTTTGATACACAGTCCTGTGTCGAATAGACAGTAGTCACCGATTTTGCATGGAATTGTGAGCGTTTGTCCGCCGTTCAGTGTTTTCATTTGGCCTCCTTGTCACATGGTCTTCGCAGCCACTCAACGTATTCATCTCGGATGTCTGGACATTCCCAATCGGTTATTCCGAGACGGCAAAGCATCTCTTTTACTATCCCAGAAATAGCTCCGTACAGAATGTCCGCAAGCTGATTGTCGTCTGCCTGCCTGATGTATTCTCCATTAGTTAGCGGGTCGGTATCGATTCCTAACTTTGCACGGTTCGCGGCGCATTCGCTGCCACGATATGCCGCAGTGCAGTTTTTTACCGGGCAGTTATAGCACCCTGCTTCCATCATGGGCAGCATTGCTGTCCCTCCTTCTGTTTCTCCAGATACTCTTTCAGCAGCTGGCATTCTTCCATACAGCTCTTTGACTCCACTTTCCCGTTTTTGTATCCTACCACTGACCCCCATCCATGGTCACATCCATCGCACGGGTTTTTGCCTATTGGCTGTACAAGAGATTCCAATCGTTTTACTTCTGATGCAAGTAACTCAAGTTGTTCTGCGGCAGCTTCATGCAGTTTGATTCTGCACCCTTCCACATTCACGAACGGACACATAGATTCGCAATCAAGTTCCCCTGTCGTGTCATAGCAGCAACGTAGTCCACGGATAATATCGTCCGTTCTCATTCTTTCACCTCATAGCAATCTTTTAAGCCTGGATTCCGTCGGCAGCACGAACATTTCTGGTGCCGGCCATTCCACCGGCAGCCGTCGCACTCCCCAATCGTAATGTAGCCGAAATAGTCAGGATGCTCATTGATGATTTGGTGCAGTTTCAGCAGCGCATATCCGGCCGTCGGCGAAGATTTGTTTTCAATCAACGCCATATCCAGATACATTATCAAGTTTCCGGTGTGGATATATCTAGCCATTGTGAATCACCTAAATCACCCCAGTTTTTTCTTGTAGTTGTATACGGTCTGCCGAGTTACGCCAAGTTCCCTACAGATCTTTGCCTGCGGTATTTTCAAGCGTAGCATTTCCTTCAGCCGTTCCAAATCAAACTCTCCGCCTACGTTCGGCCTTCCTTGCTTCTCTTTTGTGCCGCCGTCAAGGCAGTTGCAGCACTCAGTGTCCGCATAAGGACAGTGATAAAGGCAGAAATCAATTTCGTCCTGCGTTTCTTTCGTTACCCTCTCCGGCGTGTCTGACCTGTAAATGCTTTTCCATGGTGCTACCGCCAATCTGAATACATCTTCACGCATAGATTCCATTGTTTCTGCCCCCGATTCAATCGATTAGTTCCGTTATCGTTATTTCTGCTCTAGGATTTTCTTTGTCGTAGAAAACCCGGCTTCCATCATGTGATACCGCAATTTCACTGTTGTCATCATTCAAGACCCCAGCCCTCACAAGAATGTCCATCGTAGCTTCAATCAGGTTGCACAGGTCAACCTTTCTCCGTGTCGGCATGAAGTAAACGCACTTCACATTTACAGGAAAGTCAATCGCCACCGATGGTTTTCTGATTTGCCACAAGCACGCTTGCTCGTATTCCTTGTACTGCTGAGACGGTATAACCATTCGTTTCCCGGTTTTTTTGTTGAATATGATTTGGCTGCTGTTTTTCTTCGTGCGTGGTGGTGTTCTGAGTATGATTTTTATTTCTTTCATAAGATCACCTCAGATTGTCAATTCATAGTCATCGCCGTCAGCCGCTTCTCCGCCATCCGTTTCCTGCGGTTCTTCTCCCTGCATTGACTGACAAAGTTCCCAAAACGCATCTACGAAGCCGGTGTTGAATGCCCGCATGAATTCTGTCCTGTCGTGCATATAGCCTTTTGCCATCGCGTTTGCGAACGCAGTCCAGAGGCAGTCGATCATTTCTTCTCGATAGTCGTCGCTCTGAATGGCAATCTGCTCGATTCTCAGTTCTGCCCATGTTTTTTCCTCACCGGCGCTGTTTTTGTATTCTTTGCTTGCCCATCTTCCAGCGATTAAAACCTGATCGCCCTTCCGAACGCGCTGCGCGATATTGGTTTGAGGAGATTCCCCTAATGCGAGGACGTTCATAAACTTTTTGTCCTCGTATGCAACGCCAAATGTTACCTTTGGCATGGGTGGTTTGTTGTTTGAACCCTTTGTGTATTCTAGTTTTGCGTCCCGCGTAACCTTTCCCCATATGAGCATGGTTTCGCATGACTGCCGTTTTGGTTCTTTCGGGTCTGTGATGACTGCACTGGTTATCGGCCTCATACCTCACCTCATCCGAAAAAGCCATCGTCCGTGTAGGACGTTGCTACTGCTTCCGGACTGCTTTCGGTTGCTGCCTTTTTCCGCTTGACGGGTGCAGGGGTCTGTACTTCTTCCTGCTTGGCATCATTTCTTCGTTCAAGTTCAGCGCTCACGGCAGTTTCATCGAAGAAGTCATCGTCCGATGCAGCAGTGATAGCAGGAGTTGTCGAAACCGCGCCAGTCACTTCTCCAGTTGACTTGTCAACGTTGATAATCGGCATATCGGGAACGATGCCTGATTCGGAATCATTATCCATCGCATAACGAACTTCATTTGAGAGAGGCGCATAGCCAGAGTTCAGGAGGCTCCGTAGGACTGTTTTCTTGCACATTCTTTCCTGACCGCCGCCAACATCGTACCATGGCGTCGATTTGCGCATCTTTTCTTCCTCTTCCGCCGTCATTTCACCAGCGATAAACTGGTCATATTTGTCACGTTTGAACGCCTGCGCGTATTTTTCTGCATGATTCAGGAGTTTTTCCATAGACCAGTATTCACTTCTGAAGAGTCCGTCCTTCAACTCGAAGTATGCGTAATAGCCGGTGATTTTTGCGCTTTCACGTTCTTCATCCGTGTCGTATACGTTGAAGTCAAACGACGGTTTCCCAGTTCTGCGGTCACGTCCCTTATATTCACCTTCGCGGATATCGATGCAATCGATATCGTTGTAGACCCCCGTAGAAAGAGCCAGTTGGAGCATTCCTTTATAACCAAGGATAAAACTGCACGTCTGTCCATACGGCACAAGATAATATCCCATGCCAAGGGTCAGCCCCATACCTTCACCACGAAGTGCGGCTGCGACGATTGTTCCTGGGTCACACATTTTAAGCTGTTCGGATGCGTTGACAGCGGAAATCAGCGTAGATGTGAATCTTGCAGCGACCTTATCGTCTTTCAGAGACTTCTGAATAAGTCCTTGCATCGCATTGGACGTGATGGCGTTTGAGAACGTCTGCTTCTGTGCAGGCGGCGTAAGTCTAGTTGTTGCGTTCATATTTCACATTCCTTTCGTATATCAGTCTCCGAATTTTGGTACACGGCAGAATCGGATGCCGTTGGTGTTCAGCCAGTCCCGAAGTTTGATTTTCTGCTCATTGGTAACGTACACTCTGAAATCGAGCACAGAAACCGGTTCCGTTTGCGCGTTTTCCATCCCCTCGACGTGAGAAAGATTTGACGAATTCAGCATTTCTTCCGCCCGGCGCGCAGTTTCTTCTTCGATTTTCCGTTGTGCGTCCCTTTCAGCCTTCTCGCGCTGTACCTTTTCCGCAGCAGCTTCGTGCGCCGCAATCGCCTCACGTCTTGCGCGTTCGGCTGCTTCTTCGGCAGCTCTGCGTGCTTCCCGCTCCTTTTTCAGCCTATTCAGTTCTCCGCCGCGCCGCATGGCCGCTCCAAGGTCAAGCGTTTTCTGATATTCCAGGAAGATTTCACTCTCGAACTCTCCGCCAGCTTCTGTGATGGTTGCAACGTTCTCTGCAATGGTGCTCACAGCTTGCTGGATGTCCGATTTCGCCGTTTCCATGTCATAAGTGGCATTCATCCAGCGCGGGTTTTCAATCCGTTCAAATTGAAGCCACGCTTGCTGATTGAGCGATTCAAAGAATGCTTTGAGTTCTTCCCGCTTCTCTGTTTTCCGTTTTTCATCAAAAGCCTTGACCTGTACGTCAATGTTCTTCGCAGCCTCGTCGCACATACCGGACAGTTCTTTCATTTTCGCCTCGAAGTCGTTGTACGGCTCCAGATAGCGTTTCTTGATTGCAATTCGCTGTTCTGATATGGTCTTTGACAGTTTTGAAATCTTGGCTTTATCGGCCTTTGCCGCTCCAATTTCGTCTTCGGTGATGACCATGCTCTTGTAAGATGCAAGATTCTCGGTCAGCCATGTTTTCACTTCCTCGAAGTTGAATGCGATACTCTGTGGAAGTGCTTTGTCGAGGTCGGTTATCATCCTAATTTCCGTTGTTTCCATCAAGCGTTCACCTCCGGCATGTCGTATTCCGTAATGTGCTTCAATGGGAAGTAATCAGGATTGACGGCAATTCGCGGCACATTCACCGCCACGACTATTGCTCTGTTCTTTCCCTTTCCAGCCGGCACAAGCACACGATCTCCAACGTTCAGCGCCATGTCCGTTTCATAGCTGTACCCGCGTCCGACGTATGCTTTCGCACTTTCTCTGTAAAATTTGACTTCAACGATCAATGTGTTCCCTCCATTCAAATTCTCAATGTCATCGGCGGCATCTGCCGCTTTTGGACGTATCCCCAGAATGTGTCTGCTTTGCCCAGCAGCCATGTAAGGTCTTCTTCGCACTCTGTTCGTTCGATTCGGCGTGTTCGTATTGACCAGTCACCACGAATGTCCTGAAGCGCGGCAAACAGATCAACAAAATCCCATCCAGTAGCCAATAGCTGCCATTGTGTTTGGGCGAGGTAGTAAATCGGCACATTTCCGTCCGCCCACTTCTCATAGTCAGCTTTTTTCATGAGCTGTCCGGTTTTGATTTCAAGGATGCCGTGCCGACCGTTTTCGTCGGTAAGTTCTCCGTCAAGGGTCGCTGTCAACCACGGCCGTTCGCTCTGAGCCAGAATGTCATATGGGTAATGCTCAACCTGCATTTGTGGATTCATGGTCGCGTACAACTCCCGAAGCGCCGGCTCCATCCGAACGCCGCGTTCAACCGCAGCATTCGCGGATATGTCCTTTTGCTTTTTTTGCCCCGTTTTTATTCTCCAGAGTTCCACTGGAGATGTCCACGGTGAGAGTCCGCAAACCGCTGCAGCGTCAGAACCACCGATTCCGAGTTCCTGCCGGCCAATCAGCCAGCTGTCCCGGTCTTCAAAATGTTTCCGGATTAGGCTCATGGCTTCACCGCCTGATTCATGTCTTCCCAGGGAATATGCGCCCTCATGGAAATCATCTGTAATTCTCCGAGCGTAAACTGTCGAGGGTCGTTTATCTTTTTACGTGCAGTTGGTACAGATCTCCCAATCATTTCCGCGACCTTCGATACAGGCGCATATCCTCTTATCAAACGAGTGACCCTTATGAAGTCAGGCTCTTTCTTCTTCAAACGTGGCATACTTCCTCCTTGCGCTGCGTGTGCGCCAAAAACTCCTTATGGTGTTGAACCCCGGCTCATTCGGCGATGGCTTCTGATGTTGTGAACGGTTCTTCCGTGTTTGGTGCTAAGAATACGAGGTCGTTCATGTTTGTGGCCTCCGATGCTTTGCCCGCTCATCATTAGCATCAAACGTTGATCTTCCAAAATAAGCGTAAACCTTATCCATCATGAAAGGATGCGGCGTTCGTCCTTCCAGCCAGTTCGTAACAGTTGACTGGCTGATTCCAAGATCTTTAGCCAATCTGTATCTGGTCACACCCTTCGTTTGCATCATTTTTTGTAATGTTTCAGAAAAGTTCACAATTTCACCTCCATTTGGGATTGACATTAGCAAGTTGGAGTAGTAAAATTCTGAACGTCCAATACAGAATCAAGCTACTCATCCATCTTGGGTATTTCTATACCCAACTGGAATATTGGCTTGCCTCATGCTCCATATTTTACACAATTATTGAATCATTTGCAACCCTATTGGAGTAAATTGCTTATCCAAAATTGGAGGTATATTTTTATGGATTTTTCACAAAAACTCAAAACACTCATGCGTGAGCGCAGTCTGTCCGCTTATAAACTGGCGAATGACTTGCATTGCTCACAAACCACAATCCGCAACTGGATTGATGGACGGACAACGCCGCAACCACGGACGCTTATTCAACTTTGTGAATATTTTGGTGTCTCCGAGCAGGAGTTGATTGGCGGTTTACCCGCGCAAAAAAATGACCCCGATGTCAGTAACGACACCGAGGCCATGGAGATGGTTCGTATTTTTAGCCAGTTGTCTGCAACCACTCGCTCTAAATTGCTTGAACTGGCTCGTCTTTATTCAGACGCAGAATGCAAAACAGAAGGAATCTAAGTAATCCATCTTTGTCGCTCACTTTCTCTAAGAGCTCCTTGAATTTCTCATCAAGATTGATTGTGTTCTGTACTTTTTTAATTCCATGGAGGTTATTCGTTTGGGAAACAATATCAATGAGCGCGATCAAGCAGTTCTGGACGCGCTTGATGAAAACATCAAGATTGCTCCAAGCATCGGAGTCTGTGCAGATACTTTTTATGCTTTGAAGGAGGAATTTCTTCGTGTTATGAAGGAACGTAATGATGCCTTGGAGAAATTGCAGGAGGCCACTCATCATGAAGTGTAAATCCTGTGGTCGTGAAATTGAATCCAACTCTATGTTCTGTAACTGGTGTGGAGAAAAACAGATAAAGGAACGGAAGAAAAAAGACGAAATCAAAGTTCCTTCTCCCCGCAAGCTTGCTAGTGGTAACTGGAGAATTTATTTGGATGCGGAGAAGCAGAGTATCACAGAGCCAACAAAAGCGCTGTGCATTGCAAAGGCAAAAGCTGTTCGTGCAGGGTTCATTGAAAAGAAAAAGCTTGCCCCAAAACTTACGGTAAAGCAAGCTATACAAAAAATGATGGAAGGGAAATCCAAGATAATATCGCCGGCCACATATCGCGGCTACGATATCGTTCTTCGGCACGGTTTCCAGCAATACATGAACACGGATATTTCCGCCAGCATCGATTGGCAATCGGTTGTCAACGAGGAAGCGAAACACGTTTCTGCGAAGACTGTCTTTAACCGATGGAACGTCATTTCTGCTGCTATGCGGTATGCTGGAATAACCCCTCCAAAAGTCGAACTACCAAAATTCAGCAAGGGCGGTCTTCCTTATTTGGACTTTGAACAAATACAAATTTTTATTCCATTGATTCATGGGAAGACTTGCGAACTCGCAGCATTATTAGCCTTGCATTCGCTGAGACTTTCAGAACTCGTTGACCTGAAGCGGAAAGATATCGTAATCTCAAAGGATGGAAGGGCTACAATCAACGTATCCGGAGCGCGTGTTCTTGATTCCAACAATCGGTTGGTTGAGAAGGACACTAACAAAACATATGCCTCCAAAAGAGAAGTCCCCGTTGTAATTCCGCGTCTTCTCGAAATCATTCCTGACATTGACGCTGACGAATATATTGTTCAGCTCTCGCCTCAAGCCATTGGGAAACAAATCAATAAAATCTGCAAAACAAATAATCTACCGCTCGTTTCCGTCCATGGATTGCGCAGATCATTTGCATCGCTTGGCTACCATCTTGGCTGGCCTGAACTTCGTACAATGAGTTTTGGCGGTTGGACAAATATAGAGACAGTTCATGCGCACTATCTACATGAATCTCAAAAAGACATCGATCAGCATTCCGAAAAGATGAAGGATTTTTACAAAAACATCCAGGTCTAACGTATGCAAAATCGGCACGGATTTTTGCACGCTTCAAAAATCCTCATATATATTTACCGATTTAGTTCGACCATCGGGGGTTCGAATCCCTCATCCCCTGCCAGATGAAAAATCCGTAATCCAAAAGGATTGCGGATTTTCTCTTTGTGTATCATTTATCACGAAATATCAAACAAGATCCTTTCTGCAAAACGCCCGGCAGACAATCCGAATGTCTGCCGGGCGCTCTGTATTTGTGG